TCAAGGTCAACCCACCACCGAGAGATTGCCAACTCAAAAGCCATGCAGGCAAACAGCAAACCTCCAACTATAATCAAACCAATAGTTATTGGTATAGTAGAGCTACCCTCGAATATGAGAGCAAACGTTCCTGCAATACTGCCAGCAGCCGACAGGAACAAAGTAAGCCCAAGTATTACAAACATATTGGACTCATACCCATGCCAATTCCCCTTGAGCCTGTGTTTATGGCAATAACGAGACCACATGACGATTGCTGCAAATATAAACAGCACAGGAAGCATCAATGCACCCATGAATGATGCACTTCTTATGATTATGCCGCCATGTTGACTGGCTAATATGGGACCTAAAATTGAAGTGAACAGTACAAATACATACACTGCCCATCTCCACGCCCAAACTTTGGGTCGATTTTCACGTCGTTGTTTCATTTCTTACGAATTTAATTGTAGCATTGTAAAAATCACAGACAGACAAGAACACATCGGCCGTTAGCGAATTTCTTCCAGATAAAATAAGGCTAATCGTAGACTGTGTAACACCCAACTGCGGAGCTAATTGAGACATTGAAAATTCTCCTTTGATAGATCTAAACCATTCCACAGCATCCGCAGGGTCATAAAGTATCAGGTAAGAATTTCGTCCTTCCACCTCAATATGATACCCAATCGCGTCCAGATAAACAATCGGTTTAATTAAACCAAAATTTGTCACGCCAGCTTCGATGCGCTGCAACGCTTGAAAGGTAAGACCGGTTCTTTTGCACAAAGCATTTTTACCACACTTTTCAGCTTCCCGAAGTTTTACAAGAGACTCGCAAAATTCTTTCTTTGTCATATCGTTTGGATTTCCAGCAAAGTTAGTAAAACCATTTGACAGCACCAAATCAAAATTCAGTCCGCTGAGTTTTCACTCATCAAAAACATGGGCGTATACGGCAGAGATGCGTTTCCAAAACGTCCCTATCCCTACCACATACGCCTCACACCAAAAGAATGTCATTTTCAGCGGCTTGCCTTTCTCAGCTGTGCCGCTATCATGCTCTTGCAGTTGTCGAGATACGCCTTTATCTCAGCGTTCCCCTCGCCTTTCTCCACCAGCTGGCGCAACGCCTTCCTGCCGCACATGAGGAGGTATTCCTTCTCCTCCTCGCCGGGGCAGTCGCAAGTCGTAACGCGCTCCACGAAGTGTATCAGGCGCAGCGGAAACGTCCTGTCCAATCTGTATTCCATAATGCCTGGTTTGTACTACTTTTGTCTTCTTCTCTCGTCAGCCTCCACCATCCCCACGGCAACGCTCGCGGCTATGTATTGCAGCATGGCATCGGCGTAGAACAGGTCGCCGAACATCCATGCTGATGCCTCGTTGTCGGTAAACGTTGCATGGGTGCATACCGGCTTCCCTTCCTCTCTCTTCTCCGCCATCATCAGGATTACGGAGCGGTCGTCGGGATTCTCGTCAATCCATCGCTTGACGGTCAGGACAACTTCTTCTTTCGTTATTTTCTTCATTGTTTCGTATGTTATTTGATGATTGATACAGCGATGGCCCATCCAATGAGCACCACCGCGTTGATGACGGACATGATGAAAACTGCCTTGACGTCTGCTGAGAGGTCGTACCACCACAAGACTATCTTCTGGCGCAGTGTGGGCTTTCTGTCGATTGTCGGGACTATTCGGCAGCGTGGGACTGCATCGAACAAAGCCTCGCTTTCATCGTCAACAAAGACATCGTATTTCACATAAACGTACCATGGGTCTATGTCAACCACCGTCGCTGCTCGGTCGCCAGACCCGACCAAAACTGTGTCGCCGACTTGGAATTTCTTCTTGTCTTGTTTCATTGCATGAACAGGATTTTAATGGATGCAAGAACGGATAGGGCAAAGGCGATTAGTGCCAGCACGATGATTATATTGCTGAACGTGAATATCTTCGGCAGATACGTTCTCAGCCATCTCTTGGTGCGGAACGCGGCTCTTGCGAGTTTGACGCTCGGGGTATCGGGCAGAACTCGCACGCTTCTCTCCATCGCCCATGCACTGTCAGTTTTGGAGAAGTATACCAACAGCTCTTTGCGTGGGTCATCGTGCCGGATGCGCGAGCCTATCACCCAGCCCTTTTCACCGGTGCTTTTGACCTCGATTCTCGCATATCGGCGGATTTCAGGTTGTTTGCCTGTTTTCTTTTGCTTTTTCATTGCTTCAGTGTTTTAATCAGTTTCTTTATTCTCGGGCATTTGCCGCCCTTGCAGTATGCGTCCGCTGCCGCTTCGGTCATGTGAGGGCAGTCGAGCGGACATTCGCCGTATCGCTCGGCGAGGTAGGCGTGGCACTGCTTGTCGTATTCGTCGCCGCACACGCGCACGCCGTCGCCGATGTATCGCAGTTTCGGGCATACCTCCACAAGCATACTCACGAGTTTGTCCTTGTCTACTTCCATTGTTCGTTACTTGTTACTGTTGTTGGTTGTTCCGTACTTGTACTTCCACAGGTATGCGCGGACTCTCTCCATTTGGTACAGCAAACTGAGCGTGTCGAGCACCTGGATGCGCTCTTCGTTGGTCTCCACCTTCAGGGCTACGGCGCACAGTGTCAGCAAGGCTCTCATAGGGTCGCAGTCGATTATGTCCTCCACCAGCCGGTCGATTTCTTCCTGCAACTCTCTGGTGGTTGACTTCCTCAGGCGTTCACTCAGCTCTCTGGCTACCTGTTCGTTCATCATTTCCAGCTTCATTGTCTTGTCTTTTACGTTTGTCATTCCACTTGTTCAGCGCGTCAATCAGCACGTCATGCCATTCAGGATGCTCGGGCTTGAAGTTGATGATAGCACTGAAGAACAAGACTCCAGCGTCCATTTCACTGCCAAATACCCAGTGTTTCATGGGGGCTTCCTCCTTGCCGTCAAATGTCAGCAAAACGGCATAGCGGTTCTTTTCGTTCCGCCCGCGCCACTTCTTGAGCCTTTTCGCGATTCGCTTTATCCACATATCCAGCCGATTATGCGCAATACGATTACTATGAGGACACCTATCACCGCGCCGTTTGCCAGCCCCTTCAGGAATTGCTCCCAGAAGTTGGCAGTGCCTCCGCGTGTACTCCACCAGCAGAAGCGTCGCCACATACGTTTCAGCGCACCGAAATGCTTGTCCGGCACAACCTCCAGACCTCCCGGCAATCTGCTGAACGTCACGCCTTCTCTGGTCAGGATTGTCACCTGCTCTCCAAACGCTGTAGGCTTAATACCCACGACTGTCCCGGTCTTGCCGAGCAGTCTCACTCGTTCTCCTTTTCTCATACTGCTATGCTTATTTGTTGTTCGTGTTCCTTTGCTTGTTCCTCCGCCTCAACCTCCTTCAGGCAACGGCAGAGGTTGTACAGGCCGTGAAGCGATATGTCCTTGTCATCCAAAAGCAGCTCCTTCCCATTTGAGATGTACTCCTCCTTGTCGTCACGGACTATACGGCGAGCCTTGACCAAAATCTTGTAGATTGTGTTTCTCGCATTTGCAACTTCGGTCACTTCCATCCAGTAGTCCTTCCCCGGAATTTCCACTCCGAATGGCATGGTTATCCAGCCTGTCCGACGAATATCCTCTATGTAGTTGATAGACTTAAGGGCAGTGCGTATCAGAGTATTGCGCAACTCTTTCCCAGTCACCTCCTTAGTCTCGTGTTCCAGCATCGACTCACCGCAGAATGGGCAACTGTATACCGGCTCATCCAGCACATCGTCGTATACGCTCTCGTCATTGTCCTCAAAGCATACCGGGAGGCCGCAGTCCTTGCAAACCCTCACCAGCTTGCCGCATTTCATCACAGACGCTTCACTCAGCACGTCGAGGGCACTTATATGCCCGTAATACTTGCCATTCACGCCTACGCTGCGTCTTTTGATCTCAGTGTCCTCCGCCACCGTCAGCTCATGACAGCTGCTGCACCCACATTCAGGACATCTGTCCGATCCGTGAGGAAGCACCATAACACTCCCGCAGTTTCGGCAGAAGGCATACACTCCTTTCTCTACGCCGTAATATCCTTTTATACAAGACAATACGGCATCGCAATCATTCGTCATATTCTTCAGTTTTAGTTGTTCAGTGGACGGAGCGGGAGTCGAACCCGCGAGTCGGCATCATGGCCGCAATCCGGAACTGGCAGTCCGGACTCACCTCGTCCGCTTGGCTGTATCCGTCCGTTTTCGCCGTGTTGCACCCTCACGGGCTTGCACGGCTTTGAATCTTCAGATTACCACATCAATTAATCACAAGTATCACCAAATTACAATCAGCGGTATGTTGAAGGGCATCCGGGAGTCGAACCCGGCGTTTGGGAACAGGCAGCTCGCAACGCCTGTTCCCAGTCCAACCGCTGGACGTATGCCCTTAGCGCCGGTTCTCATCCTCACGGACTCCGCCGGCTATCCACATTATGCAAAGAAAAATACAGTACTCTCCGGAGGACGACGCTCATAAAAACATGGAAAACTTCCGATAACTAACTGGCTAATTACCAGGCATCGCCCTCATTTTCGCGGCACTCTTGCCGCAGGCATCCTCACGGATTAGCCTAATTCCGTTTGCTCACCCCCATCTCATTCACCTTGTTCAGGAGTATCTTCGCCGTCACCTCCCTCGAGCCGATCTGGCTGTAGCAGTCGCCGGCGAACTCCGGGATAAGACGCGACATCAGGAGAAAGTCCTTCTGGAGCAAGGCGTACTTATGAATAGTGATACCATACGGCTTAAGGCGCTCGTCGCACTGGGAGGCATACAGCTTCACAGCGTCAATCACGGTCAACGCCTGATGCACGGCCACCACAAGCATCTTATGGTTCGCGTTCAGCCCCAGCTTGCCCACTTCAGCATCGAGGGAGTAGAACAGCCTGGAGAAGTCCTTGGCCGCAAAATCCTCCAAAGTCTCCGCGTTCCTGTCCTCGTCCCGCTTGATTATAATGTTGGCGACATTGCTGTCGCGGAAGCGGTTGTACCTGTCCTTAAGTTCGCGCACCGCCCTCACCAGACGTTTCGTCCCGTCTATGCGCTGCTCAACGCAAAAGTCGATGATTGTGTCAACATACTGCCAGGCAAGGTTGCACATAGCGTATGTCTTGCACGCCATGACGTATAGCATATCTTCAGGCACTTTGTCTATGCGTCTGCGGAGGACATCTTCACGGAGAGGCTTTCTGGCAGTCATCGCCTTGTATGCGGCTGTCATTGGTCGGATATTTTCCATGCTCACAGGTTTTTAGGTTCAACTTTCGCGTCTCTCCATGAACGGCCGTTCATCATATTGCGAACCAGTTCCTGCACCACGCTGTAGAGGACATGGCAGCGTAAATGCACGTCCACCATCTCCGCGCCGATGCTGAAAAGGTCCTGAATACCTGTAGCGTCAGCCATTTCAGCGACCAGTCCCCAGTTATGGCACAGGTACTCCTCCGCCTTGCGCCGGTTGCAGGTGTATGAGCTTGAAGCCAAGCCGGTGATGTTGTCCTCGTTCACCAGCCGGTCGTAAAGTTCCTGCACCGCCTCGCTACGGTCTTTGGCTGTGATAGGTTGTATGCCGTTCTCCTCGATGAAGTCCATTACGTCGGACATCACCGCGTCGTAATAATCATATTCTTCCATTCTGTCTGTCTTTATAATATTGGTTTGTTGTCAGTTGTCGATGTCCGGATCGCCGCCAGACCACTGCCAAGCAGCAGCCCGGACACATTCAGTCATCATGCTTTCTCAACATGGCGTGAGTCAAGGCATACGGTGAACTCCAAGTCCCCGAGCCTTATGTCGTACAGGAAGCCGAGCCGGTTGCCGGGCCATACCACGTTCTGTATGGCCGTGACGATGCCGACCTTGCCTTTGAAATGTTCTGGATACGGTCCGTTGTCGAGTATCCTTGCCTTTTCTCCTATATTTATCATTCGTTGTTGTTCAGATGCTCACCAGCATCGTTTTCTCGAGTTTGCCCGAATAGCCCTGGAAACGCAGCGCCTTCAACAGACATTCTGTAGGAATCTGTATCGCTGCGTCTTCCCAGTCACAGGCCTTGATAGCCAGCGATGCCTGGTAGTCAGGGCATTGGTCACGTCTCGCGAACACGCATTTCGTCGTGTTGGCAGCTCTCTTTCTTGCGCAGCCCCGGCATATAGAGCGGGCGTATTGTACCATGCTCATACCGTCACAATCTTTGTGTAGCGGAGACGGCCGTTGTAGCCGCGTCTGCGGAGTTCATCGAAGAGGGCTGCGTCGGAAGCGGCTTGGAGGAGAGCTGCTGTTCTTGTTGAAGGAGCTGTTGCTCCAGTTGAGTTGCCTGCTGTTGCAGGAGTAGTTGATTGTACCATATCTGTATTTGTTATTTGATTATTATTGATTTTATTTGAATATTATTTTGAAAATCTGTACAAGTTGCACCCGAGGTAGTTCCCAAGTACTGTAGGAAGCCAGCACTGGAGACCGTATTCGCTCCACTCCGCGTTGACGCACGCAGCGTAGAACGAGTCAGCAATGCAATGAGGGAAGCCGCAGAGAATGAAAGTCGGTACACCCAGCAGAATCACCCACCAGTTGCCGTTCCTCGCAGCCCTCACTGCGGCAGTCATTATGAATCCGCAAGGCACAGCCATAAGGCCGCACTTCCACCAGCCCATGTCGAGCCGTGACTGGATTATGTCCTCCGCCGAAGCAACCGGCACGCTGTCTCCGATAAGAGCTGAAGCGATGCCCGTTCCCAGCACGTTGAACGCCAGCATGGTTATTAGCCACAGGAGACCCTTGCGACCCCACACGAACTGCGCCTTGCCAGTGAACAGGTCGAGGCCGAGCGAGACCACGATGAGGAGGCCGACCGCGAACAGGCACGCTCCGGCAAGCCCTCCGACATTCAGGCAGACATCTGCCGCCAGCCCTATGGAGAAGCCGGCGAGCAGAGCCGAGAACCATTGCCGGAGCAGGTCATTCATAGCGTTCCAGTTCAAGGTTGGAGATGTAGTCGTTGACTATCGAAACCCGTCCGGTCTCGAGGTTCAGCACGTCCACGGCCTGGGAAAGCTGATACTTGTCGGTGTCAACGTATACCCTTGCTCTTGCCACGCCGAAATCGACCCAGGCATAGCCGTGCCAGCCACCGTCCTCGTCCTTCATCAGCTGCTGGTCTACCTTCGCTCCGTATGATGAGGCAACCGAGAGAAACTGCTGGAGTTCGTCGTAGTTGCGTACAGGCTCGGAGCAGAACCAGCTCTTTATCACGCAGAAGTCGCGCACAGCCTGGTCATGCAGCTTCTCCGTCGGGCAATATCGGGAGAGTTCGGACAGGTATACTTCTGTGTTACCATCGCCAAGCCGAACCATGGTATCGCAGTCCCACTCCTCGCCGTCGTCACATATCTCGCACACCTCCCAGTATCCGGAGCAGCGGTCGTGTTCAGGGTCGTTCCAGTATACGGTCGCGCCGGGCTTCACGAAGTCGAAAGCGTAGCGATAGTCAATGGAGTCACGAGCCTCTTGAAGCCATGTTTCGGGATAAACCCAGTCGAGGCTCTCGAACATGGCATCGCATATACGGCGGTTGTAGTGACAGATGCGGAGCAGGTCGTTATGCGAGTACCAGTCACATACATTTCTCTGTCCTCCGCACTCGTATTCCACGCCGTCAACGGTCACGGCAGCGTCCTCCGCCGCGTATTCCGGGACATAGCATGGAGCGTCCCAATCCTTGTGATATGCTTCCCAGTCCTTGAAAACCATGCCGTTCTCTGAGTTGCCGAACAGGAAGTACGGCGTTCCCTTGATCCACTTCACAGATCCAATCTTCGGGTATTCTTTTATGTTTATTCCCATGTTTGTCGTGTTTGAAAAGGTGGGGTACCGCCGCCGAAACGGCAGCACCCCTGGCGAAAAATTACATTACGATTTGCTTTGCTTCTTGTTCTTTGCGAGTTTGGCGGTGCGCCATTCCTGGAGCTTTGCCTTGACGTCTATGTCGTTGTCGTACAAGAACCGTCGCATTATTCCGAACATACGCCAGCCGTCGTACTTTTCCTCATTAGTATAGTGTTCCAGCAGGCCGAGCGAATTGCTCATGCCTGTTGCTTCGAGCCAGTCTTTCGGGAACACGCACTTGTGGAACAGGATGAGGTTGCGCATGGTGAAGTACGCCCCAGCTCCCTTGTAGGCATCGATGAAATCGGAGGACATGGGAATATAACAGTCCAGCCACGTCTTCTCGATGAGGTCATAGAAGCGTCTTGCCAGCTTGTACAAGGCGTTGGGCGTTGCGGCAGCCCTCATGCGCTTGATTTCCACGAGCATTGGCTTGAACACCTTTTCCTTGAGATCATCCTCGAACACATCGCGCTGGTGGCGGAGACGGACGTAGGGACGGCCCTTGCACTTCTTGCGAGCGGCCTTACGGATATGCTCCTCGCATTTCGCGAGGTAGTCCTCCGCCGCATTGACAAGAACGTCACGGTTGAACCAGCGGTTGCGCATGATGAAGTTTTCGGCATCCTTCTCTGCCAGCTTGGCCTGGACGCGGAACTCCTCTATCATCATCTTCCACTGATAGGCGTACCCCTTGACTCGAAGCTCCTTGGTGAAGTTGCCGTGCCACCCGGTCATCATGCGGAACATCTGCCCCATCACCCAGCGGCGGAACAGGCGGCGGTTGGGTACTGTGCCTGAAGCGGCGATTGCGGAGAAGATAGGGTCGTTGTCATCTATTTCAACGAGTGCGCGACCTTCGAGACGGGTCAGCTTCTCCCCTCCTCCGACCAGATTTATCGAGAAGAGCTTGGAAACGTCAACACCGGCTTTCTCAAGCGCGGCAATCTTCTCCGAGGCCTTCATCTTGGAGAGGGGCTTTGGCTGGATGTCAGCCGGCTTCACGCCGTCCTCATCGGGGTCGGAAAAGATGATTGCTTCCACACCGATTGCAGGTGCGGAAAACGAATAGATTTCTGTGCCGCAGTTGGGGCATACGATTTTTTCTTCTGGTGTCATGTTGTTGAGTTTTTGTTGTTTGTTATTGTTCAGTTGATTGGTTAGCTGTTGCCGAGACTACCCAGCTTTTCATTATCACAAGCCCGTTCTGGCGAGGAGACTGCCAGAACCACTTGCCGGCGGCGAAGCTGTCCCAGTCGAGACGGCTTTCGATGATTGCCGCGAGTACATGGAACTCAAGGGCGAACTGCGCCGTCTCCCTGCGTTCCCCGAATATCATGTCATCATCTTCCAGCTCATGTTCCGGCAACGCGCTGAAGTATGTCTTCTTTTGGTGGTCAGTACGCTCCGATGGAACGCTATGGCGGAAGCGGTCGTAGAGGTGTTCTATAAGCTCCAGCGTTTCCTCCGTTTCAGCCGGGAGGTCAACGCCGAGTTCACCCTCGAATTTGCCGCCGTCGATGACGAGCTTTCCGTTCACTTTCAGGCTCCGGTTCGGGAAATCAATCCTGAACCTCGCGCCTTCCCTTATTTTCTCTAATGCTGTTTCGTATATGGTTTTCATGTTGGTTGTTAGTTTGCTGTGCGCTCATGACCGGGACGTATTCCTGTAGTCTCTCGATTGAATCCGGTGGAGTAGCGAAGAGCCAGTGAGGAGACTCCTGGCCGCGATTCGATACCGGATTTATGAATTTCGGCCCCTTGCGCATTGCCGTTACGTTACGTTCCGTTGCGCAACCTCGTCGGCGTGTCACATACCTTTACTCTTCCGATTGAAACGGTAGTCACCGAAGGGTACCGCTCCCCGCCAGACGGTAGGCAGGCGTGGGGAGGCTCCCTTTCGTTTGATACCGGTTGAATGAATTGTGCCGACCCGGTTGCCGTATCCTGTGATGGTCATGTCCTTGCAACCTCGCTGGGCGTCACGTCCCTGTATTGGGTTGATTGAGGAGCTGGATGGCCGTAATCAAGGCCTCTCGCATAACCCTCGGTTGTGCGCCTCTCCTTGTGGAGGTTCTTCCAGCTGCCATGAACAATGTTCCAGCCTTGGTTGCGTACCCTGTGATGAGTGTGGTCAAATGCGGTCTCACTGACCTGTCACATACCTGTATTCAGTTGATTGAGAGCTGGATCTGTCGGCTGCCTACAGGACGATAGCCTGTTGCGCCGCCGGTCTGACTCCCTGCCAGCTTCCATGAATTTGCCAGCCTTGACCGTGTTCCCTGTGATGGTTTATATTGCTGCCTTGCGCGGAATGGCGCGTCTCTGTACATTTGCGATTCGTGGATCTGCGTGTCCAGATGAGCCCAGGAGAGAGCCAGGGCATCTTCTGAACGATAACGGAGATCCGGTAAAGCGTTCCGTTCCAGGCAGCGACCCTGCGCCGGGTTGTGCAGCTCCGTCGGGGCGGTGTCATGTTCTCCGTATGTCGCTATAAGCATCTGATGCAGCGGAGGCATACTGGATACGACGTGCGTGAAAGCTGGTACGTCGTATCTATGCACGCCTACGAGTTGAAATACATAACCGTTCACCGTCCTCCGCATACTCGGTTTTCCGTCAGAGCATCCTCACCATGGTCATGTACGCTTCCCGGCTTGTCCTCAAGGCGTTCTGCATACAGTCTATGGTCACATATCCCTCTATGTCTTTCGCAGTCTTCTCGCGGTTTGCCTTGACGTTCCTGCCGATGCCGCGCTGGATGCAGCCGTCTGGTTTGCAGGCGACATACCCGAGGCCGCCGAGCTTCTTCTTCCCGGTGGTTACCGCCCTAAGGCAGTCCATTACGAACTTGTCGAGCTCACGGATGTCCTTCTTGACGTTACATACAGAGAGAACCTGCGTTGCCCAGCTGAACTCGCCGTTGCCCTTGTACAGGAAGCGGTTAACGGAGTTCAGGGCTTTTCTGGGCGTGGTGTTCTTGGCGCGGATTGTCCGGGCTTCAATCTCCTTCTGGAACTTCTTCAGCCTTGTCGCGCTTAATGAGATGTCGCAGCCCTTGATGGAGTAGCCGAGAAACTTGAACCACTTCGTATGGGTCAGGCTCTCGACCTTCTTGGGGTTCAGCTTCATGCTCATCTTCCCCAGTTCCTCCTGCAAGACCTTCATCGCTTTCCCGCAGTCCTCGCCGATGTAGAGCATATCGTCGGAATACCTGACGTAGTATCCGTTCATCGAGGACAGTTTCTCGTCGATATGGAACAGGAGGACATCAGCCAGCCACGAAGCCACCGAACAGCCCTGCTTCAGGGACTGGTAGGCAGACCGCAGCTCGCCTTGGGGGTCGAAGTACAGGTCACTGTGGTAGTACTTGCGCAGGACATCAATCAGCGCTGAATGTCCGTGCTTCCGCTCCACCGCATCGAAAGCCTTGTCAATGAATAAGATGGGTACGCTGTCGAAATACTTGCTGAGGTCGGATTTCCAACCTATGACCTCGCCTTCAGTACTGCATATCCTTTGCGAGACCTCCTTGACCACCTTGCCGCACCCCAGTCCCCTCTGGTATGACTTGCAAGCCGGGTGTACCATTTCGGGCGTGAGGTCAAACAGCAGGTCGTTGGCGATGCTGAGAAAGACGCGGTCTGCCGGCTCGTTGATGTAGACCGTCCGGAACTCGCCGTTGTCCTTGGGTATCTGTGCGGTATGCGGCGGTGCTATCTCGTAGTTCCCGGCCTTTATCCGCTTGTACATCTCGCCCCTTGCCTTTGGGTTGGTCAGGCGGTACAGGGTTGCCTTGTCTATGTGCTTGCCGACCCCTTTCTCGATGGCATACGTCCACCGGTCGAGGTCGAAGAACATCTCCAGTATCTTGTCGCTCATATCTCGTGTTCCTCCAATGTTATGTATGTATGGCTCTGACGCTCGTAGCCGTCTTCAAACGCTCCGAAGTAGCTGGGAGTGTCGTCTTCCACCGTCCAGCCGTCTTCTTCGGCTCGCGCTCTGTAGTCGGCTACCATGTCGTTGAAGCGTGCCATTGCCTTGTCCTTGACTCTGAAAGGCTTGACCACGACATTTGAGTCGCAGAGGTCAGCCCAGTCCAATGTCACTATCCAGATTCTCATGTTCCTGCGGTTTTGCGGCGTTTACCAGGCGTACTGGTTCACATACCGGGTTATCTCTTCTTCGCTTGCCTCCGCCATGCTGTCGGGGATGTAGTAGAATATGTCCTCGTCAATGCTCAGCGCGTCGAGGCCCCATGGAAGGCTGTTTTCGGGGTTGATGATGGCGTCCTCGAGGGATTCCGTCGATATGCCGACCTCGTAGGCAATTTTTGCGCTGTCGTCGGGGTCAGTCACCTTGATTGTGAACACGGGATACTTCTTGCCCTCGTATTCGACGTAGCTTGTAGGTTTCATTGTGTTGTGAATTTATGGTTAGGGTTATGCGAAATGAAGCTGGCGAGCCATGCGTTCCATTTCAGGGTAAGCTATTGAGTGGCAGCCCACTGTAAGAATGTCGTTTACATAGCTGTGGGCGGTGAATGACATGGGGGTGGTCTTCACGGCAATGCGGTGGAATTTGGTCGGGTCATTGTGCCACACCTTGACTGCACGCCACAGGACTTTAGCCTGTTCCTTGGTAAGGCGTATGTTCTTGGATGTCTCTACCAGCCCTGTCTCCTCGTTCAGGCGGAGCAGGACGTTGCCTCCCATGAACAGCTCGTTGGCTGTGGCAGTGTACTGCTTGGGGGACTGGTCAATACGGTCTCTCCACAGGTCGCGGAAGCCCTCAACGCCGCGTGTCTTGTACTCTTCGACCTTCAGCTTGCGTTCTTCCTCACGGCGTTTGCGTTCCTCAATCATTCTCCTGCGCTGCTCGTCCAGCCACTTATCGCGTTTTGAGGCTCGCGCTATCTCCTTTGCTTCGCGAGCCTTGTACATACGGTAGTCCTGCTGGTCGCTTTCACTCAGGCTGGGAATGTCCCCTTCATCGTATCTCTGCGCCAGCTTGATGCCTCGGTTGATGCTTCCGCATATTCTCGCTCTCTGCAAGAAGCGGCGGCGGAAAAGTTTGGGGTTGGCCTTGAAGGCTGGAACCCACTCTGTTCCGAAACACATGATTTTCACAGCCTTCCGCTGTCCTTCCTCCAAATCAATGAAGTGCATGGAACCCCAAGGGTCTTTGTATATGACCTCTCCAGTTGACGGGTCCTTGACCTCATAGACAACCTCATGGTTTGCGAAGTATTCGCATGAGGGTCGCTTCAGTCCGAGGTAGGCATACATATTCTGCACCGAGCGGAATCTGCGTTCATCGAGGTCATTGCCTACTTCGGGCTTCCATTTCAGGTTGGCGAACTTGATTGCAATTCGCTCCGACGGCGTGAGAGCGAGCAGCTGGCGGACGGTGTACGGACTGGCTCCACGCCATGAATAGCCGAGATATTTCGCTATTTTGTCGGCCAGCTCACGGTTTCTCTGCGCTTTCTTCAGGCCTTTCACGCGGCCCTGGTATGCAGCCCACGTTCCTGCTCCGTGGTAAACGTCCACTGCTTCCGCGAATGTCGCTCCGTCCAGCAATGCACGCAGGACCTTGCGGCGTTTTCTCTCGTCCTGGGCTTGTTTCTTGTCTGACGGCATCTTCAGGCGCAGGTACTTGTTTACTGACGCTTCGGGGTATATGCTTGCCAGCCGTCCGATCTCGTTCCACCACTTCAGGTTTCCGCAGTCAAGACTCTTGCAGGTAGCCACCTCGTCGAGGACGTTCATCAGGTTGGTTATGAACAGTCTGGTGAGCGTCATCGGCTTGAACACGCCCTGGAAGTCCAGGATGTCAACGTCAGGGTAGCGCGTCCAGCCGTAGCCTTTCGGAGTGTGGAAGCGGAACACGGTCACGTCTGCCGGGACCGCCATGTTTACCCAGCTGATATGTCTGCCGGTTGTATGGGAAATGCTGTAGTCGCTTATAGCCATGACCTTGCGCTCCTTGTCGAGCCATTGCGCTATGACGGCGCTGTATGAGTAGAAGCTGGTTTCGTCGCACGAGCAGTTGCCTGAACGGAGAGAGCCGTTGCGTCCGAAGTCTTGGTTGGCCCATCTGTGGGCTATGTCTATTGGTGTTGCCATGTGGTAATTGATATAGGTTGTTTATGAATAGTCTTGTCTGGTTTTGCTGGAGTGAGTGCCTGGCCGACTTTAACATTCGCTGCGAACAAAACAGGCCCGGCATCAAAGCCAGGCCTGCCCATTCACAACAAAATCAAAACGGTCAGTATCCGAAATATCTCATATCTTGGGAATCCCGAGGCTCTCCAGCGCATCCTCGAGTTCCGGCTGGCAGCTGCTCAGGTACTCCCCGAGCTTCCACGCAACCTGCTGCATCACGCTGTCGGGGAGGTCTGGGTTGTAGCCGAGAGCCTTCACATCGTCGCGGCTTACCGAAACAGCGGTGAAAGTCTCTTTAAGAACAGGCGTTCCGGAAACGTCCGAAACCTCCTCCGTCGCCGGTATCATTCCGGTTATGTAGCTTATATGCCCGTACTCGATGTAGTACAGCACGTCCTCGCTGTAAGTCCACTCCAGCGGCTCGCCCATTATCACGAGGGCTTCGGTGTCCTTGTCGATGTAGACGCTGGTGACGCTGTAGTCCTCCGGGTGTTCGGCATGCTTGAACGATGCGCACACTACCGGGCGTTTGTCGCTGGGGAAATCGTATCTTCCGCCGTGGGCTTTCACAGCTGCCCGCAGCTCGTTCCGCTCGATGTTGTCGATTGCTTTCCAGAGCGGATATGTGTTCGTTGTTTTCATAATGTTGTTATTTTCTTGGTGTTACTGTCACTATGTTGTCGAGCATGAAATCGAGATACTCGCCTTTTCGCACTGCCTTGTCGTACAGGTACTGGTAGTTGAGCTGGAGATTTGCCGGGAATATTCTGTGTACCCCGATTTCCACGCTCATCTTCAGCGGTCCGTTGAATATCGTTACCTTGTTGCCCTCACGGACGTACTCCGCTCCGCTCTTCTCCAGCTGGCGCATCAGGTTCATGTCCGCGTCCTTGCCGGCTTTCAGGTAGTCCCGGATTGCAGCCTCCCTCGCGTCAAGCCACTCGACCCACGCAAGGAGCTTCTTCTCGGTCGCCACTCCTACTCGCTGCGGCGGTTGCTTGCTGAACTCGAAACCGTCTGGGGTGTCCGTTGCTCCGACAAGGCGGAATGAGAACAGGGTCTTCTGGGAATTGGTCGTCCAGTAGTTGTACAGCTTGTCGTTTATTGCAAGCATCCAGCCTGCATGGTGGATAAATACTCTGGAAGATGCACCCTCGCAGCACCAGCAAGGAACCCAGTGCGAGACTCCCTCGACCTCCAGTCGGACAGCTTGTGCGCCCGGTCTCGGCAGTTCCTCCATTGATGTCACCCGGTCATGGTTGTAAAAGACCTCCTTCGTGTTCAGCAGTTTCTCCATTTGTCCCACTGTTGCCGCAAAACGGACTGCATAGCCGGGTTCTGTGGGGAAGGCTGGAATGACCGGCAAATTCTTGTAGTTCATCATGTTGCTATTTGTTGGTTTTACATTACGCTCCTACGAAGTTGAACTCCGGCACGTCGCTGTTCACTGACTTGCTGCTACGAGCGATTACTCCCTTCAGGTTCTCGCCTTCAACGCATTTCTTGTACTGCTCCGGCGTCATCACGATTTTCACGCAGACAGGCTTGGGCATATACTTCTCGCTGTTCTCCAAACGATAGTCGATAGCGTTCTTGGCGTACTCCATTAAGCTCTCCAGACCTCCGTCGCCGTAGAAGCCCCAACAGCTTTCATCAACTTCTGGAAGCTCAAAGCGGCGTTCTGGCGGTGTGGTCACTCTGAAACCGTACACCTCGCCACGCACATACTGATCGAAGGTGTCGATTTCGGCTTGCAGCTGTTTCTCCGCTTTCTCGCGCACTTCCTCGTCAGTTCCCTCGTACTGCTTACGCGCATCGCTCATCGGGACTGCGATTATGCCTACCATGCCAGAGTCCCAGCGGTCGCTGAAGGGCGTGGTGCTTATGGTCGCTCCTCCGTGTTCGTAGAGGTATATGGGGAGGGCGACGTACTCCTCCAGGAACGAGTCGCGGAACAGCTTCCCGAGGTCATCGTCAAAGACCTCCTCCTCGTTGAACCAGTCGTCGAAGCTGTTCTCGGGCTGGAAGTGGCGGTGTCTCGTGTATATTGTCCCCAGGTTGTCCCAGTCTCTCGGGTTGTCGGGGTCTGTGTCGTAGTAGATGTCGATGTTGTAGCCCTTGTATTCGGCTGTATCGTATTTTTCCATGTCTTCTGATTATTTTGGGTTGTCGGTTGTTGCTTGTTTCAGTATTGCTGGATTGGAAGCCCCAAGGCGGCGCGGTAGGCCTCCTCGGGGGTGAGCCGCTCGAAATCCACGTCCAGCTCCTCCTGTGAGTTGAAGTCGCCGTCGCAGAACTCGGTCATGAGGGTCGTGTTCCGGCTTATCATGTGGTAGAACTTGTTGAACCTGAAGGTGTGGGAGCCGTCTCCGCTCACGTCGATTATCAGGCACTCCTCCGCAGGTTCCCCGGGATACGGACGGAAGGTCGTGCGCTTGTAGGTGTATTCCTCCATGATGTGGTGTGTTTTGAGGTTGTTGTCTTGCTGTTTGCGAATAGCGTCCTCCGATGCCGGGGTTAGTTAAAGGGACGGCACAACATACGTTAAATATGCTGCGCCGTCCCCTGCCAAACGCCCAAAACGGAAGACAAATATCGCGTTCTCCAGTCCCTTGCTCCGCTCAGAATGAGGTCAGGTAAGGGCTGTGTATATCGTCGAGCTTCTGCTGCATATACTCGCTGTGTCTCTTCCACCACCACTTGTACAGGGGCGTTTCAATGCCCAGGTAGCGTTTCCACACGCGGCGCGAGAGCCAGAGGAGTGCTTTCCCTACGGCTGCTCCGATTGCGACCGTGATGTCGTATATGCGTTCTGATGCCTTGGATGCGGCGGTTTTCTTTGTTCTGTTCATGTTCTTGCGTTTTGGGGGTTATGGTTTCGGGTTCTTGGTTGTTCTGCTTCTCACTCGCACTCAACGAATGTGTACACGTCGGGCTGGCTCTCCACCAGCGTTCCGAGCATTTCAGTGCCGTTGTGGATGCTCTCCACGCACTTGGCGTATGTCACGCTGTCTACGCGCAATGCCACGTTGCACAGGTTCGCGTCGGGGTCATCGTAGAACACCCAATAGGCGTTCCCGTTCTGGAAGGCGTCCTCTATGCAGTCCGAGCTGAAGGCCATGCTCTGGCAGGGGCGGTTCTCGCTGGGATATTCTCTCGCCAGCTGCGCTCTGAGTTCCTGGTTTGCCTGGATTGCTGCCTGTGTTTCGCTGTTCTGGGATTGCATACCAAAGAAGAACGCGCCTACAGCTACCGCCGCAAACGCGCAGATTACGCTTGTCTTTTTCATGTCTGTATAGTTTTGATTTGTTGTTTGTTGATGTCGGTTTTGATGGTTATAGTTTTGCTGGTTTTCGGGCATTACAAGCCCTTTGTGGCGTTCTCCGTGAACTGGATGAACGTGAACGCAGTACGAGGCTCACGGTCTGCCAGGCACACGTTATGCCTGTTGACGTACTTGCCAATATCCGCGTGGGTGTTCGCTCTCCCCTGGCATTTCGGGCATCTCCGCTGCTGGCAGTCACGGAATATCTGCTCCGTTCTCCGCTCCGCGCTCCGCTGCTCCGCTTCGCGCCTTTGCAGGTCTTGTTCCTTGCGGATTTCTGCCTTTTTCCGGGCGCGGGTTACCCTGCCTACCTGCTGGCGTGTATGGCATACGAGCGAGCCGTCAGGGTACACTATCGCATAGTCCCCCCACAAAGCGGAGAAACGCCCCCGCGTTCTGGGAGTGTCTTCCGCCACTATCTTGCCACCGGGGGCATAGAGCATACCGTTCCCGTGACGCTTGTACAAGCGTTGTGCCTTAGACACGCTTATGCGCAGGTGGTACGCGAATTTCACTATCCATTCCCCGTTCTCCACAGCACCGTGCTTGGTGCTGACGTTCATCATGTCTGCTATTGTTGCCATGTTCTGAAAATTTTTGTTGGTTAGCAGGCACACCGGGGGCTTGAACCCGGCGCACACCAAAGGTATTTTAACCGTTCCTGTCGTGCCTAATCCCTGGGAAATCCGTAACTTTGCACACGTTCAGGGAGTACATTGACGTACTGTTAGCGAAAGTGTACAGCAATCCCTGCCATCCGTCAGGGTACAGCACACCCATAGAGGCGGCGGCACCGCCTGGGGGTGTGTGCGCCCGGTCCCGGGAAAAAATCTTTTTAGTCCCGCGTTTAGCGTTTTTCTATATGCCACACACGCAAGCGTACACGCGCCACGCAAGCACGCCACACACGCCGCGTTGCACACACGGCATACGCACGCGCAACGCTTACACGCACGCGCATATATACGCACGCACGCGAAGAATCAGCACACACCACACCCCTATTGAGTGCAGCGTGTGCTATCAGTTTTGCCGTTGTCTGTCTGTCAGTTGATTAGCTTGCAGCCGCCACGTTTTCGGTTACGGCGTTGGTGTCTGTCAGTGCTTTTGCCGCTTTTTCCGCCGCTTTTTCTTGCTTTTCGGTTGTATTGGCGGCATTGAGTATTGCGGTATCTACTCTTTCCAACCAATCTAATTGTTCCAATGCAGCACCACACCATACGCGCAATGCGTTTTCCAATTCGTCGGTGCCAAACTCTTTGCCGTCTGTCACAAAGAGTTTATATACCGGTTGTGACTTTGCGAACTTGAACACGCCGCGCAATGTTTGCGCTTTGCCGTTGATTTCGGTTTTGCCGTTGACTGACAGCCCGGCGTTTTCAATGATTTCACCTTTGCCGTTTGTCAGATAGACGGTATGGCAGCGCAATAACGCCGTTAGCGGATTAGACACCTTTTTGCCGCTTTCGATTGCGTTTGCGGTGCTGTTTGCGGCGGCGCGTGCTTTTTCCACTGACAGCACGATTTTTGCCACCGCTTTTGCCACTGACAGCGGCGTTGCAACACGGCATTTTGCGGTTGTGTTGTAGATTGTGACGCCGTTTGCGGTATTGCCAACGAATACCAATGAACGCGGTTGCAGTTTGCCACAAAGAATTTCGCCGTTAATCATTTCGGCGTTGACTTTTTTCAGATTTTCCATACTGATTGTTGTTTGATTGTTTGTTGTTTGATTGTTGTTTGTTTGTCAACGGATTGGGTAATGCTCCCAATTAGCAAACGCGGATTGTTTGCCGCTTATAACCAATGCGTTTTAAGTGTCGGTATATTATCCGCAATACTGACAACGCTGTTAGTTATCCGTTGTAGTGGCAATATTTGTGCATACGATTGTAACCTATCTATTGGTGTCGGTTATTACCCACGCTTTGCAGCACGGATTACAACCGATTGCCGAATATCATTTACCACGCTACACAACCACTACTATTGCAGCCCGCGCAATAAAGCAAGTTAGTAACCAATCATTGCAGAATTAGACCTAATCCCACGAATTGCCGTTTGCTTGCATTATCCAACGCCGTAACGTTGTACAATCATTGCAGTTGCTTTGCGTATCGTACTCAATAAGTCAATGAACGTGTGTCTATGATTGCGGCGGTGTAATCCGTCTGTCAACCTTTGACGCTGCAAAGTTAGTATGATTTTTTGATACTACCTAATTTCCAACTTACATTTCAGTGTCAAAATCGTTATTTGATTGATTTGCAGCGGTTTATATTTTCATTTTTATCTTTGCTTAACTCTTATACCACTTGGAAATGATTATTATTTTGCCTATTGATACATTTTTGCCGCTTGGAAATTTTGCGCAATTATTTCTATTGCAGTTAGTTACATCTGTCAATACCCCTATTTCGCTAATTGTTAATTTAATGGATATTTACAGCCTATTCAGTGCAATAAGGTTACACACGTGCTCGCATACATACGGGTGCATACGGGCGTGTGCGTAGGCATGCGTGTGTGTGTATGCGTGGCGTGTCGGTGTGCAGTTGGGAGTGTGTTTATTTACGATTGAAAATTTGCAAATGTAAACTAATCCGTTCAACGCCGTTCAAATTGCGTCAAAAGTACATTAACAGCCGTTTGGGCGGAAAATTGTTCGGAAATGTAGTAAGTGAACTATACAAACGGCTATCAATCAACGAATTAAATGCAGGGGAGGGTGTGTGCTGGGGTGCGGATACCGTTTGTATTGTCGGCCCGAATTTTTCAAACTCGTTTTCTCAGCCCCCAAAATCAGCTTTTCTTTCACCCTTAGCCAGCATCATCGCCCCTACGCTTTTCCAGACCTCTTATTCCAGCCTAAAAATATGAAGTACGAAAATCCGCTGAAGCCCTAAATACCTATTTAGCGACAACCTGTCCTTCAGCAAGATACCGTAGCAACGAATTTCCCTGCCACCACAAAATTCGCTTATATCAAAAACCCCGATTTTTCCGGAGATCCGATTTTTAAGATTCGTTTTCAAACCTTCCGGCCAATATTTCACTATAGGGAGGCAACGCACTTCAGCGGAAATGCCTAACTTTGCGGCCAGACCAACCAACCCTATCCATGGCAAACAAGAACGCCTTTCAGCTTCAAAACTTCCTGGAGCATCATGCCTTCAAGTCCGAGAAGGACTACGAGCGCATCGCCGCCCTGTGTGAACGCGAAGTCGATACGAGGGTCAAACTAATCCACAGCATCGACCCCGAGAACGGCATCACCATGCCCCAGTTTTTGGACTGGTTTGACAACGGATTTGGGTGCGGAGACATTTGCGAGTACGAAGGCGAGACCGTGATATGCGGTTTTTGCGGCCTAAGAAGCTCTGTAATCGCCTCAAAGTTCTCAGGTGACAAACTGCTCATCTCGGAAAAGAAAGTCGATCAGAAGGCCTTAAAACGAATTTCGGCCGATACGGAAGCCAAATGCCTGCGGATAATGCGCCTGAACGGTCTCCAGTTCGACTACCGAACCTGCAAGCTGGTTAAGAGGCATATCCCCGGCATCAACGAGCGTGTAATCTTCACCGACGGCACCACGAAGGGGCTGGGAGTGGTGAAAGGCATCGACTCGGATACCGGGGCTGTTGACCTGTACTGCTACTTCCTCTACGGCTCGGGCAGGTGCGGCTACTCCATGGACGAGCGAGGCATCTGCGACCTTGACAGCTTCACCTTCGTCCCCATGGACAACAGCAGCAAGAACCAGCTCTCCATGAACGGCATCAGCTGTAGGCGCAGGCTGAACGCGGAACTTGCCAAGCACAGGAAGACCTGGAATGAGAAGCTCCACAGGGTAGAGCCTGCCAAGATGCGCGTTGAGAGGGGCGAGAGGTATTTCTTCATGAACGACAAGCTGGCAGTCCTGTCGGACGTGGAGAAGAACACCGTGACCTCGGACCGCCGCTACTATGCCGGCAACTACTTCAGGACGCTGGAGCAGGCCATGGAAGCCATGGGGCGCGTGAGGGAGCTTATCCGGACAATACTGGCGGAGGACAGCCCCTACGACGTGGAGGCCGACAGGAAGCCGAGGGGTTAGCGCGTTCCGGTTCCGCGCCACTTCCCCCGGACGGCAGGTATGCCCTACCCCTTCCTGCGCTGCCTGTTCTCCTCGCTCCTGCGCTCCTTGGGCTTTTCTTCAGGCTCTGGAGCAGGGCTTTCTTCAGGCTCGGACTTTTCAGGCGGCTGGGAGTTCTGCCCTGCTTCCTTGGCCTTGGGCTTCTTCCCTGCCTTGGCGGCTTCCTCTTCAGCCCTTACCTCGGCCTCTGCCTCCCGGACTATCTCCTCGTCAGGCCACGGTCCGTCTTCCTCCACCTTCCACCATTCGCGCCATGTATCGACGCTGTGGAAGCGCATGAGGAACCTGACGCGGTTCTCGGGCTTGCCGGCCTCGATCTCGTTGACCCTTGCCTGCTCTCTCATCTTCTCGGCCCATTCGTCAGCGATGGACTCCTCCCCGAACTTGGCGTTGTAGCGGCGTATGGCCTCCGCGCTGAACATGGGCAGCCAGTTGTCGAGGTTCAGGTTCTCCCGGTCGTCGAACTTCGCGCCGATTATCACTGCGAGGAAGTCCTGGGTCTCTATGCCCTCTTCCCGGAGGACCTCGTTGATGAACTGCCGCCACTCCATCTTGGCCACCCAGTTCTTCGGCTTGCCTGTATCAAGCCATTCCTTGCAGGTGAGCGAGAAGTCGTAGTCGGCCATGTCGAAGAACCGGTACAGGAACTCGCTGACGGCGTACTCCATCGGGGTCAGCTTCTCCCTCGCCTCGTCGTCGTAGCCCATGGAGAGAAGGGCTGCTGAGAAGAACTTGTTGGGTTCTGCCATCCTGACGGCGTACTCTTTGTCGGTCTCCCCTCGGTGCTCGTCCTTGCCCGGCCGCTCGTTGTACACGTCCTTGAAGCCGTTGTACTTGACCGTGTAGACCCTCTCGCCGTTGATGCTGATGGTGTTCCAGTCCACGATGAGGCCCATCATCTCGCGGCTGATGCTCTGGCTGGTCAATCCCTCGATTTCCCTGCCCAGCTCGTCCCTGCCGCACTCCAGGATGTCCTCAACCTGCCTCATGGTCATCTCAACCATGCTGTCGAACTCGGGCCTGGTGAGGGAGATGCCGATTATCCTCGACCAGTCAACCTCGGGAGGCCCGTCCAGATCGAGGGGCGTAACGGTGACGGTGTCTTCCCCTTCTTCCCCGGCTGAGTGGTTCTCCCAGATGTCCTCAGGCCCGTAGGTGTCAGCTATCAGCCCGAAGAACTCGTGGATGAACAGGTAGTCCGGCCTCGTCTTCGCCACGTCCATGTCGTCCACGATGCGCTCGACCTTCTCGACCGGGATGTCGTAGAACATCGACTTGTCCTTGCTGGGGCGGTTGTACACCCACGGGCGGTTCAGCTCCGGTATCTCGAGGGGGACGAAGTTCCATGGACGCTTCTCGCGCTGGGAGTTCTCCTCCTGCTGTTCGCCCTGCTCCTCCCCGGCTTCTGGTTCATCGGGCTGGGGTTCCTCGTCCGGCTGTTCGGGGAGGGCGGGAGATTCTTCTGCTTCTTCACAGACTGAAGGGTTGCGGTCGGCAGCGGAGTTTTCTTCCTGTTCTTCGGCTGGGAGTTCCTGCTTGGCTACAGGTTTGGTTTCCAGCTCCTGCCATTCGGGTTCTGCTGAAGGGTTGGATTCCTGTTCGGGAGCTGAAGGGTTCCATGCCTCCCCCTTCGGGTCTTGGGCTGGGAGTTGCATGGTCGCTTGTGGTTCCAGGAGTTCATCCAGTTCAGAAGCTGGAAGATTCTCATTGCAGCTGTCGGAGGGCGCGAAAAAAATCGGTTTTTGTTTGTTTCCCCCCTTATGCAAAAGAAAACTCCGTTCACTACGTTCACTACGTTTCCTTTTGGGTATATCTTTGGATATATTACTTCCTTCTAGGGTACATACAGGTAAACTTACTATACCCTTACTACCTGTATAACCCTTATTACCCTTTATACCATTCTTACCCCTTTCTTGGTTCTTTCTTTTATATATTTTCTTTCTTGTTTCTTTAGGGTGGGGGGTTAAGGGGGGTTTATGCAGTCCGGCCTTGAACAACACCCCAGCCAGGAAGGAGCTGTATGCCAGGCAATCCTCAGGGGTTTCCACGAGGTCGTTCAGCCCATACACAGCACACACAAGTTCCTCATATTCAGAGAAGTTACAGTATTCAGAGAAGGCTTCGCGGAAGGTATCGCGGAAGGCGCTCTTGGAGTATTTCTCGGTGATGATGTCGCGGTATTCTTTCCAGACGTCAGTTGCACTAGCCTCCTGCATGGCGATGAAGTTTTGCACCACCCCATGGATTCCATATTCAGCCTGGTGTAAAAATGCACCACCCTCGATATGGCCATGGCGCGTTTTTGCACCACCTATTGTGTCGTGGGTCATTTCTGCACCACTTACTGTATCATGGTGGTGCAATTTGAGATTGGAGGTAGTAGATTTTGCACCACCCTTCGTGGATTTCTCGGTACAGGGGTGGTGCAATTTGGAATTGGAGACATTCGATTTTGCACCACCTGATACTGTATGGTCGTCAACATAGCCAAGCTCTTCCAGCACCGAATAGTCTCCTTCATCCAGCGCTTCACAGTACTTCTCTCTGTCCTCTTCCGATTTAAGCGAGGCATACGCAGCCACAACAGAGTCGAACTTGTCTGCGTGGAATGTGCAGATGTTCTCGTCCATGGTTACGAATCCGATTTCCTCGAAGTGAGAGAGAACAGCACTGGCCACTCTCCGATTGATTGAGTGCTTTGCTGCGATGTTACGGACGCTAATCTCGAACACCACCGGCTTGCCTTGCTCCGCCATTTCCTGGCGCTTTCCGAGCAAGTACAGCATCACGCTCAAGCAAGCCGGCTTCCCCATGAGTTCAGGGAGCAAGCTGTACAAAGTCGTGTTTGGTTGTATCGTCATATATATTATATATAATGTATAGGAGTTGGAGGAGAGGTTGCAACCCCAGATTATTTATTTTGTTCTTCGTTCCACTGCGTATACAGGGTTATCATGTTCTGCACGCTTTCAAGGAGGGTCATCACGCCAGCCACTTCCTCGTAGTCCTCGTTATCTACCATCTCCTGCTTGAACAAGAGAATGTCGTACTGGGCTACTCCGAGCATACACATCAGTGCATTGTTGGTCGCGATTGACTGGGGGCAGTTCCTACCGAGATTCCCCTCGACGAAAGCGGTGAGCTTCCCGACAGTCTTGGCGAGGTGAGTTTGGCTTTCCACCAGCTTCTCTTCCAGGATGTCAATCCGCCGGTACAGGTTGCGGGTCTTAGCGGCTATGAGAACCGCCAGCAGTGCTGTCAAAATTACTGTTGTCATAAATCGTGCTTTTGTTGATGTATGAGGGGCAGTTCTCCCAGCCAGGCGTATGCCATTCGGGGATCTGGTTCCATGGGCCGTCAGGTTCGGCAAGTTCCGCAACATACCACAGGCATGAGTAGCGGTCATAGCAACCTTTCTTGAAGCATTTGAATCCGGGGCGGTTCTTTACCATAATATATATATGGCGCGAAATCTCGACTGCCGTGTCGGGGTGGTTCTCGCGAACAGCTGGAGGCAGAGTGCCGTACAGCTTCACGGTTATCACGTCCCTCGGCTTCATGTCGGTAGTGAGAATGTACCTGTGGCCGAAATCAGTCTTCAGCAGCTGGTATTCGGGGTGAACCTTGTAAGCCTTCCGGTCAATGCACCCGAAACACTCGCCGTCGATTATCTGGATGTCCGGGTTGTCATCTTCCAGCAGTGTTTCCCAGTAGGCGCACTCATGGCAGAGCTGCTTGGTCGCCATGCTCGAGATGAGGTGGCCTATCGAGGTGTAGTCCCTCAGGTCAACCCAGCGGTGGCACTGTAAGCACGAAAATGAATAAGGCGTGCTTGCGGCCCGTTTGTGTTTCCTCATTGTTGTAATCATTTACGCCGGAAGCTGGTTGGCTGTCCCGGCAGTTAATGTGAAGATATACGGGCGTGCGCGAACACGCTTCAATTTAGTATGGGGTGGAGAGAGGAGGAGTCAGGCGGTCACTCAGAACCGTATGGAGTTGTAGACCTTGTCGATCTCGTCCTGGGTGATGCCTATATAAGTCTTAGTGACCTGGATGCTCGTATGGTTGAAGATCTTGTTCAAAAGGAGCAGATTTTCGGATTTGTTCGGTCCATGGTCATACACATACCTCCCGAAAGTCTTTCTGAAGGTGTGCGTGGAGAAATGGTTTATCTTCAGCCGGTATCTGTACTTGAATAGCTTGAGCGTCCGGTTGACCTGCTGTATGGTGATAGGCTCGCCGGTCATGCTGCTGAAAAAGACAGGAGCGTCGAGGTCGGGAGAGTTGAGCAGCTTGTAAAGGCTCGCAATCTTTTTCCGGACGGATTCGTTGAAGCTGATGATGCGAGCCTTGCCAGTCTTCTTCTCCTTGATGCAGACCCTTGGAACGTTGAGGATTTGTCCCCAGCGCAGAGCAAGGATGTCTGATGCACGGCAGGCGGTACAGAACCCGAGCCGGGCATAGAGTTCCCAGAAGTATTTCTTGTCCTTATGTAGACCGTCAAGCAGCTTCTCGTACTCGGTGTAGGGAAGGTAATCGCTTGTTGTCAGTCTGTACTTTTCTGCCATAATAATGCGTTATTGGTTTAATTACGATGCAAAGTTATGATTTAATTTCGGAAGCGACAAATATTATCGACATAAATTTATGGATTTGTCGCGTTATTAAATGTTACATCACTATTATTCAACGGCATAACACCGCGCATTGAGATACTATGCCGTTGAAGTTATAAGAAAGCTCTCAGTCAGAGGTGGGCAACAAAGTCTTCCAGTGTCAGTATCGGCACTCCAAGTTCCTTAGCCTTCTCAATCTTGCTTGACGACCCTTCAGTGTCCTTCACGATGAGGTGGGTGGTGTTCTTGCTCACACCGCTTACGACACGGCCGCCCTGCTTGGTGATTTCCTCTTCCAGTCGCTTGTCACGCACGCCAGAGAAACAAACAGCCCAGCCATTAAGTTTTCCGTCGCTTCTGTCATCTGCCGCGATATGTCTGAACGGAATCTTGGTGTCGTCCAGGAATCGACGGAACGGTTTTATGCCCTTGAGGAACGACTGCATGGTCTTGCTTAGTTTCTCGAACTCGTCTTCAGGAGGCATCAGCAAGTCAACCTGGCCAGTGAGGAACGAGCCGTATTCCTCGGGTGTCATGTCGTCGAGAATCTTCTGTGCCTTTATGCGACCGATGCCCTTGAAGCAGTCGCTGGCGTGCATCAATGTCGCGAGGTCGATGCCTTCCATGATACGGCGGTTGTTTTCGAGGACGGTGTTGGCTACGCTGTCACCAAAGCCATCAATAGCCACCAGCTCGTCGTATGTGATTTCAAGGATGTCCCGAACTGAAGTGTAGCCGGCATCGTATATTTTGGCCAAGGTTTCCTCGCCCATGTTCTCGCAGCCGATAGTGGTGTAGAAAAAGACAATCTTGGCCAATTTTACACCAGGGCAAGCTGGGTTGACGCAATAAAGCTCCGTCATGGTGTTGTCCCACATCGTCGGTGCACCACAATTTGGGCAGAAAGCCACACTGTCCCACAGTTCTTCAATGGAACTTAGCGGTGCAGAAGCGAGCGTCTCAAGGATTTTTGGGATTACACCGCCTGAGCGTGTCACGAGTATTTTTGCACCACTTGCGATGTTCGCGTTTGAAATCCAGCCGGCATTGTACCCTGTCGGATTCTCCATGCTGCAATCGCCGGTATCGACAGCTTCGATGTTCACCACCGGCTTCAACGCGCCGGACTTACTTACCTTCCAGCTTACGCCCTTTACTGTGGTTGTAAAAGCCTCGGTGAAATCAGGGTGCTTGTACGCTATGGCGTAGAGAGGATTGCCAGATGTCTGGTGACGGCCTACCATATCCCAGAGAATCAGGTCGTCCATGTAGATGACAAGACCGTCGATATAGTACAGCTGCCGCCATTCAGCAAACAGTTCGGCAAGCATCTTCTCGGACAGCTCGCTGACCCGGACAGTTCTAAGCAACGCAAGCTGCCCGAATACGTTACAGATGTCCTTCAGCACTTCAGTGTATGTTGAGCGGTATCCGAGGCTGCTTTCGTCAACGCCGTAGCGCACGAACTCTGCAAAACGGATTTCTTCAGGAGCTTCGTCACGGTTTATGAAGCCCGCGACCGTGTTTCTCGGCGACTTGTACTTTTCGCCTGAAGATGGGGAGACTTGACCTGCGAAATTATCCTCCCAGCCATTCACGCTGAATACCAGTTCGCCGAAAGTGCAGTGTACAGGGAGTTTGGAGTCGCTGGAAGACAGGGGCTTGAACCCGCCCGCAAGGAAATTAGAAGAGCAATCCTGTCCTTCATTCTCCGAACCGCCTCTGGAATAGGTTATCCCCGAGACTTCATCGCGCAGCCACGAAATGCCGTCGTATTTGGGGGTTATCACAAGCCGCGCATTGTCAGGCAGGGCAAGCGACTTTATCCACTGTTTAAGTTCCGCCATGCTCTTCACCTTGTTCAAAGACTTCATAGGGATAGGCAGTTTCAGCTTTCTCCCGGCCTTCACCGTCGCAGGTTCGGGCTTGGAGAACCATTCGTTTCCAGGGTCAACAACGCGGAGGTCGTCCACCAGCTTGTCATAGTCAGCATCAGAAATCTCCGGCTTCCCCAGTCTGTACAGCTCATTATACCGACGTATGGCATCGACAAGCTGCTGTATGCTTTGTTGTGTCATAATCTTTTGTTTGAAGCGAATCCTGCCACAGACCTCAAATCCATGACAGGATTCTTCGTTTGATTTCGATTACTTGATTCCAGAGTGTCCGAAGCCGCCATCTCCTCGCTCGGTTGAGTTGAGTTCGGCGACAGGTTCCCATTCCACTGTCTCATACTTGTTTATCACCATCTGGGCGATTCGGTCTCCGTCATTTACAGTGAACGGTTCTTGCCCGAGGTTTATGAGGATTACACCCACGTCGCCTCGGTAGTCGGCATCCACGACACCCACGCAGTTTGCACAGGTCACACCGTTCTTGAGGGCAAGGCCGCTTCGGGGGTGAACCAGCGCCTCGTACCCTTTGGGCAACTGGATGTGAAGGCCTGTCGGTATCAGCGCACGTTGCATGGGCTGAAGGGTTACAGGTTCATCGATGTTGGCACGGAGATCCATGCCGGCAGACTGCTCGGTTGCATATTGCGGGAGCGGATGCTTGGAGTTGTTTACTATTTGGACTTTCATACACGGGTTGTTTGATTGGTTCTTGTTCTTGGTTTTGCTTTTGGTTTGGGTTTTGACTTGTACTTCATTCCTTGCCGGGACATTCTCCTGTCGGGGTAGATTCTGCGGTCTACTTCGCACAAGGCATCGTATTCCGACAGGGTTAGTACACCCAGGTCTTCACGGCCGATTTGGATGTCGTCCTCAAGCACGCGGAAGTACAGACCCTTGCAGGAGATAGACTCTCCAGTACAAGCGGCTCGTATTGAAGCCGGCGCAGTACCAAGAGCTTTGGCTGCCGCGAACATTGAATGATACAGGCCTATAAAGCGTTGCATATTGTTGAATACAAGCACAATACGCCCTTTATCTCTCATACTTGCCATCTCTTGACGAAATCAGGATTTCCTCTGGCAGACGGCGACGAGCCTGTTGCAGCAGGTATGTGTCTGAAACCGTGAAGCCGACAGAGAACATCTCGTCGATGCGGTCAAACATATACGCCAGGAAATCAGGGTTAACGAAAGAGATGAATAGGTAGACTAAGCTACTGTCAATTAAAATGTGACCTTCAGCATCGAGAACGCAAACCTTGTCCTCGTCGAGACCGTGCGACTTGATTATGGCCTCTACAGCACCTTTGTAGTCGGCAAAGAAGGTGTTGATTGAAAGTCCTGTATTTTGAAGATATGCAGAAGCGTCTATATATGTGACGCCTTTATCAGTTTTCCCGAAGAGCAGCTCGGGGAACTCTGGGAAGTCATGCTCGGTACATTGGATGTTTATTGGACTCCCAGATACTTTTACAGACATCAGGCTGCGTCTGAACTTGCTTTTTGTTTGTAGACATCTTCAGGCCAGAGAATTGACTCTGCCTTGTCGAACTTCGCGTCACGGACTACGAAGTCAATCGAATCTCCGAGATGCTTCTTGATGCGCTCGCTTGCGTCAGCGTTTGAAGTAGCTGGAGTGTAGATTACCTCGTGGGTATGTTTCTCCTCGCCGTTCTTCTCGTTGAGGGCGGTAAACATCACCTTCACGCCATAGAGTCCAACGCCTGTTTCCTCGCTTTCGGTGAAGTAGGTGCATACAAGCCCCGCCACAAGCCCTTCATCTTTGGCAAGGATATTGCTATAGAGCAATGTGGTGATTTTGGTCTTGACTATCTCGATGTCGAAATTGTCAGAGAACCGGTCTCTCTGCTGCCCGGCAATGAGAGCGTGGGCAACCTTCTCGGCCTCGGTGTAGCTGCTTGCGTACACCAGCTCTTCTGTCTTTCGCTTGGAGAGTGAGCCGTCAGTTGCCTCGCCCTTCCAAGTGGTCTTGATTCTGTAGTAGTTGAATCCTTTGTCCATATTGGTATGGTTTTGAATGAAACTTGATTTGTCGGCACAAAGGTAAGTCAATAAATTCGTACTCACAAATAAAAATCGTGGATATATCTTCAAAGTTTACGCCTACAGTCTGTAAATCAGCGAAATAAAAATTTTACCCGATAACAATAGTTCTATCATATTACTCTGACAATTTGTTTTATTACTTCTCTGAACGGCTTTTGTAGCTTTGGAAAATTATTTGGTTGCATGGTTGTGTCTTTAAGTAGAAAATATTACCTTTGCAGTGCCAACACAAAACATCTCCAAAGCGATTGGTGTTACAATATAATCCCATGAAATGAATTGAACTGAATATGAAAAGAGTAATCAACAGGAGAGCAATCAGACAGCAGCTAAACGAAGCCTTCGTCAATGGGCTTTGCAGCTCAATGTCTATTTTCGGGATGAGGTCAGACTTTCACCTCGCAACACCTGAAGATGATGCAGATGCCTTGGCTTCTGATTGGGAGAGTGTTGGTCAATACATTTATGATGCTTCTCAAAAACTGAAAAGATAGAACTCATGAAGCAACATAAGAAGACCGATCACAATGAAAAGTCTCTTGCCGAAGTTACCCCTGAAGCTGTAGACGCATTGCAAAAACTCGATAAAAACGAGATATTGCAAAAGCTCGATAAGGAAACGCGAGCCGAAGTCTTGTCTTTGATTTCCATTGAGCGTAAAACCTTCAGTGGACCAATACCACATCCTGATTTGTTGCGTGGCTATGAAGATGTAAAAGAAGGTTTCGCAGAGCGGATTGTCAGCATGGCTGAAAAACAACAGGAACATCGTATGGAATGTGAGAAACGCCTTATCAAAAGCACCACGTCCCAAATACTACGAGGACAATGGATGGGGCTAAGTGTTGCGATGGTGTTTATTGGAGTTGCCGCATGGCTTGGTTATTTGGGGCACGACGTGTTGGCTGGGACAATCTGTGGAGGAACGATTGCGGCAGTCGCAGCGATTTTTGTACGACAGCAAAATACGGCAAACAAAAACAAAAGTAAGTAGCGCTGCTTCGCTACTTTTATAGCACAATGGGACAAAATCGGATAGAAGTATTGGCAAAGATGTATGAGTGGGCAATCGAGCGTGCCGGTCATACTGTTGGAGAGTTCTTAGAGGCTCATCCAAAATTTGCCGCATACGTCTCCGGTGAGAAACAGCCTACTATAAAACAGCTTGAGCAATTCGCCAAATCTGTTCATGCACCAATAGCATATCTTTTGCTACCAGAACCACCTAAAGAAGTTTCTCCCATCCCCATGTTCAGAGGGAAAGCTGGAAAGGGAAAGTTTGACCTGAATGTGTACCAGACCATTTTGGATGTTCAGGGTAAGCAAGAGTGGTTGTCCGATTACCTTGCCGAAAACGAATTAGATGAATGTCCTTTCGTTGGCAAGTATGACATCAGCGTTTCTGTACAGGATATGGCTGTAATCATCCGCAATTATCTCGGAATGGAGATAGACTGGATGTTGCAGTTCCGTTCTCCAGATAAAGCAGTTAACTACTTTGTTGAGAAGATTGAGTCCGCAGGTATATGTGTATTTTCTAATGGAGTGGTTGGAAACAATTCTCACAGGCCGTTAAGTGTGGACGAGTGCCGAGGCTTTGCATTGGCCAGCGATACAAACGCTCCGATGATTTTTGTCAACAACAGAGACAGCAAGACCGCGCAGATGTTTACGTTGGCACATGAACTCACTCATGTTTTAGTTGGTATCAGTGCTGGATACGCCGGTATCGACGGAGATTATCAAGACAGAGTAGAAACATACTGTGACAAAGTTGCTGCGGAATTTATTGTGCCAGCAATTCTATTGAACGAGAACTGGACGAGCATAGATAGCTGTGCAAAATTGTTCAATGTTAGCCGGCTTGTTATAGCGCGGCGTGCCCACGACCTTGGATTAATCACAGACACGGGATACCGCACTTTCTTTTTGAAATACAAAGCCTCGCTCACAGACAATAAAAAACAAAGTTCCGGAGGCGACTTTTACCGTACATCAGCAAAACGTGTGGGCAAACTGTTTGCTGCATACGTCTACAGTGCTGTTCGCTCTGAACAGTTGTCTTATACTGAAGCATACAGACTGACAGGATTGTATGGCCGTACATTTGAAAAATTCATGACTGACAAAATTTGATTGTTGCATGAGTCCCCATCGCTATCTTCTCGACACAAACATATTCATCACAGCCAAGATTCGACTGCCATTCGACATATACCCTTCTTTTTGGAGTGCGTTATCAAGACTGGCAAACAATGGTTTTTTTCACTCAATCAAAAGGGTTGAAGAGGAAATACTCAAAGGCAACGATGATTTGGCTGAATGGGTCGTCAAGAATCTGGATAAAGGGTTCTTTATTTCAGAAGACGACAAGACATTAATTGCGCTGTCAACTGTTTCACAGTGGTCTCAAACCAATACATCATATACGCCATCAGCCAAGAATGAATTTGTCAATGTCGCAGATTCTTGGCTCGTGGCAGAAGCTCTCTCGCAAAACTTTACTGTGATTACATACGAGACACCCGACCCGAACTGCAAGCGCAGGGTCAAGATTCCCGATGCTTGCAAAGCGGTCGGCGTAAAGTATTGCAGCCTTAATGATGCCTTCAGAACATTGGGTATCAAAATCTAACCTTTATTCTAGCAGCCACAAACACTCCTTTCAGCCGTCATCTATTCTTCTGTAAAAACTACAGACGAAATGACGACAGGTCCGACTGAACAGGAGAAATTCAATATCGACTTGCTGGAGTGTTTCTACCGCACCAGCAAGAAGACCATTCAGGAATACGTCAGGGAAATCGAGCGGTGGAACAGGTTCAAGTCCATACAGCATCAGGTGCTTGACGGAACTGTTCTAGATGACCGTAGCCGCTTGATAGACCTCTATGATGCGTGCGTGCAACAGGACGCGCACCTTGCTTCTGTACTCGAAACGTTGGAATCCCAGATTTTGGGAGAACGGTATATGCTCGCTACAGAGAACGAGAAGGGGAAGTTCGTGAAGGATGTCGAGGAAACAGACAAGATACAAGGCACGCAGTTCATCAAGATAATCAAAGGCATAGCTGAAGCCAAGCTGTACGGCTTCACTGGCATAGAGATATTGCCTGAAGTAGACTCCAGAACAGGACGGCTTAAGCAGGTGAACTTGATAGAACGCCGCAACATACTTCCAGACCAGCGCCGCATTGTGCGCCGACAAGGTATTTGGCTACCTAACTGGTCTTTCGATGACCCGCAGTACGAGAACTACTATATCCTTATAAACACAGGGACACTCGGCTTTTTCTCTGCCACTACCCCATCGATACTGGCCAAGAAGTTCACGGTAGCTAATTATATCAATTTCTCGCACACATACGGCCAGCCGATTATCCATGGAAAGATGGAATCCGAAGACAATCAGGACAGGCAGCGGTTCGTCCATGAGATTGCCAGTGCCGCGCAGAACAAGATTGTCGTCACAGGCAAGGAGGATGAGCTGGATATAAAGACCTTCACCATGTCGAACTCGGAAAAGATTTTCACCGGGCTTATCGAAATGGTGAATCAGGAGGTTTCAAACCTTATACTCGGTTCGGAATCGATGGCTGGGGCCATGCAGTCGTATGTAGGAGCAACAAACGCCCACCAGGACATCTTCCGTGACCGTGTCGAGGTCTACCGAGAATACATAGAGAATGTCATGAATGAAGAGGTTATACCTCGCCTTGTCCTTATTGGCTTTCTCAAGCCAGGCCGCAAGTTCAAGTACTCTCGGAGACTGGAGATGTCGAACAAGGACCAGATTGCCCTGTACAATATGCTGTTGACGCACTACCGCATCGAGCCGGACGAGATTGAGAAGGAGTTCGGCGTAATCGTCGGAGAGCAGCTCGAAGCTCTCGGCGGTTTTGCAGGGACAGGCGGAGAAGACGGAGATTTCTACGGTCGCCGCCGAATGTCTGATGAGGAATACTTCCACCGCTACGGAAAGCATCGCGGAGAAACTGCAAATTTTCTGGCGGAGAGAAGGTAGGCAACGCCTTGCTCTCCGAAATCCAAGCAAGAACGTTGCCCAAAATTGACAAAGAGAAGGAGCAGGAAGAGTATCTTGCCATAGTTGCTGTATTCGAGGAGTTCATCAAGAGAGTTCATAATGGGCTGGAACCAGATGAGGCTTTCGAGGAACTTGTCGCCCTTAGGGCAGAGTTCGGCATACGCCATGCAATTAAGGGTTTTGACATGGACTGGGAAGAAGCCTTGGAATTGGTTCGGTCTAAAAATGATTTGTCTGAAGCCGACCGCAACCGCCGCGACATACTGGTAGCAGCGATTGACAATATTGTTGACTTTGCTGCGGCCGAAGAATACCAGATGGTAAGTGAACTGCCAGACTTGGAGGATTTTGATGATGAAGGCGACGAGGAAGATGGCGATGGTGACTTCGGCGAGTATGAGGACGAAGAAGAATACCTTGAAGCGTTGCTGGCAATCTGCGCCAAGTACAACAAACGCTATGCAAGAGTAGAAAACCTCGACATCGAATATGCAATGATAGTCGCCGCTGCATTGTCCAAACATTCGGCTTCCACAGTGCTGATGTATATGACCATGGGAGACGAGCGAGTACGTCCATGGCACTTGCAGTACGAAGGCTACACTGCACCCAAGTCTTCATTCCCAGCATGGCTGATTCCTCCCATAGAACACGCTTGCCGCTGTTATCTTGTAGAGGATACCGATGCAGCATCTGCCAGCAAAGTGTCTGCCGTGAAAGAACCGACAATGCCAGAATGGTTCGACCGTACATTTAAGGAAAGCGTAGCACTGGGAGGCCGCATATTCTCTGATGAACACCCATATTTCCAGATTGACAAGGCGCACATCGACCGATTAAAAGCCATATCACTGAAAATCAAAGACAAATACTTCAATGGCTAACGGAGGCATGATTCGCATAACGCCCAAGCGCATGGCGGCTCAATGGCAGAAGCTGCGGCATCGTCTCGAGGTTAACGTATACAACTTCGAGACAGCAGCCGGTTTGGCCGGTGTAGAAGTGTTCAAGAAGTCGTTTGACCTGAAGAAGTTCAATACAAGAGGCGGCAGCTGGTGGCCTGCCCGGAAGAATGACAAAGCCAAGCATCCGTTGCTGCGTGAGACAGGAACACTGCAAAACTCTATCACCTACCAGCTTCAGAAAGGCACAGGCATCAGAAGTGTCAAGATTTTCACCAACCCCAGCGCCTTTACTGGAGCAGCACGACACCCGGGCTTCTGTTATGCCGCCATACATAACGAAGGCGGCAGCGGTTCAGGAGCAAGCGGCGCAGCAGCAAACATATCCCAGCGTCAATTCATCGGAGATTCGACAGTTTTGTTTGAAAGGTTGTTGGCTCTCCAAAAGAAAATATTTAGAGGATTCCCCAATGCTAACACATAAGAAAAACAGACAGCCGGTTGCAAAACTCGAAGATATAAGTGTTTATGCTGACGACACTCCCTCGTCAAGTGAAAGCATACCGTTTCCCGGCAACCCCATGGTGGATATTTACCGGGCTATAGAAACGATTGTCAAGGGTATTCCCAAAGATTCAAACGACCCTGAAGGCGAAAAGTATTTCAAGACCGTGAAGTGGAACACAGGACAGCTGGGTCGGATAAAGAGCAGCACATCCAACGAGGAGTACGGCAACATCGCTTTCCCGGCCGTGTTCATCCACTTTATCAATGTACGAGGACTTGTCGCGACTTCACGCATCGGAGAGTTCCGGGCAGAGTGCCGCATCCAGTATGTGCTTAACCGCCTAAACAACGGTGATGACGAATACCAGACTGAAGGCGTGGAAGTGTTCCAGCTTATAAACAATGCTATAAACGAGAACAAAAGCAAGTTCTCGGCTCTGACAGAACGCTTCCAGTTCACCTACTGGGACCAGCCTGAATCCTTCAGCGATGCGTTGCAGCAATACTGGATAACTTACGAGGTCTGGTTTCGGGATTACAGTTCGTATTATTACAAGGACTATGTCGATGCCTATTTTGTCGCGCCGCCGTTCACGAACCATTCAGACCAAGTGCCTGAAGCAAACCTGAACAATCACGAGAATCACCTGGACGGCAACCTCGACACTGCTGCCGGCATCGAAAAGCCTGTAGGTTAACAACCTGCGTGTCATGCGATTCTATTCTTATACAAAACACGAACAATGGATAAAGACAAACTGAAATATGTAGTCGGGGAAGCGAAGCAGGACAAACCTGCTGTGATACGTTTCTTCGGACCTGTATGCCCAGACACTGTCGAGCGATTCAATGACGAGTTTCTCTGGTTGCAAGATTATGTCAAGCCGTCGAAGATTGTCGTTATGATTAATTCTGAAGGCGGTTCGGTAATAGCCGGCATGGCTGCTTTCTCTGTCATCCAGTCCTGCCCTATCGAGGTACATGGCGTCATCGAGGGCATCGCGGCATCCATGGGCAGCGTAATATGGGCAGCCTGTGACAAGCTGTATATGCACGACTATTCAATCCTGATGATACACAACCCGTTCTGCTACTGCGACGATCCGGACGACATCGACATCAAGAACATGATAGAGGCTTTCAGAGCGCAGCTGGAAACAATTTACCGGAAGCGTTTTGGCCTGACCAAGGAGCAGGTAAAGGAAATCATGGACGGAGAAGGCGATGCTGACGGCACATACATGAGCGCCAAAGACGTCGTAAAGGCAGGAATAATCCCGGCAAAGAACGTCATCAAGACCCCGAAACAGGTCAGCGACAGCATCCGTGAGAAAATTGACGGCATTGCAAGTGCGGAATCCCTGCGAGAAATAATGGGAGCTGCGGTTGATGAGAATAAACTAATCAGCAAAACCCTTGCTATTCTTCATCAAAACAAAATAGCTGAAACCCAAGCAAAAAAGGTAATGGAACAAGAAAACACTCTTTTCGATGCTCTTTTCGCTCAACTTGGACTGCCTAAGGACACGCCGGCTGCAACCGTTACTTCTCGCATCGGTGAACTGATGTCTGCCCAAAGCGAACTCAAGGACGTGAAGTCCCAGTTCGAGGCTCTGAACATCAAGTACAAGGGCAAGGAAGCTGAAGTGTCAAACCTTCAGACAAAGCTGACCGAAACAGAAGCAAAGCTGAAAGAATACCAGGACGCTGAAGCCGCAGCCAAGGTTGCAGAGCGCGAAGCACTGGTGCAGTCCGCAATAGACGCGAACAAGATTCCGGCAGAATCCAAGAACGACTGGCTCGCTATGGCTGAAGTTCATTTCGAGACCGTCAAGGCTACGCTGGCTTCAATCCCGGCACGCGAGGTGATTACTGACGAGATTGCCAATGACAAGCAGAACGTTGACGACGCCATAGCCAACGCGACCAAGACAGCTGAAAAGCTCATGGACGAGAAGGTTAAGGAAGTCCTCGGCGAGAATTTTGAACTTCGTAAATTTGGAAACACACACTAATCAATGGCTGCTATAAATTACGCCGGCAATACCTATTCTGGTGAAGTCCTTGAAGACCTGCTTCGATATACAGTCGAGGAGAATGACACTTTCAAGGAAGGCCTGATACATATTCGCACCGGCATCCAAAAGAAATTTGTTCTTCCGCACATCAACTTGGGCAAGATCGTTCAGGACAATGTGCCGACCCCTAATTCCACCCACGGCGGACAGACAGAAAGCGACGCGACTTTCAACCAGTACACCATCTCCGAGCGTTACCTCGTTCCAGAGGACTTCATGATTTACCTGGAGTTCAATCCTCGCGACTTTGAGCAGTACTGGCGTCCCTTCCAGCCCGAAGGCCCGCTCGTGTTCCGTGACCTTGACCCCAGAGTTCAGGCAAAGATGCTGCGACTTCTCCTCGACAAGAAGGATCAGTACATCAACGACTCCATTTGGGGTGCGCGTCTTGGCGGCAAGGATACCTCGAAGGTAACTGGCCCGACAACCATCACTGACGCTGTTGTGCTTGGCGGCGACTCTGCTGCCGGCCCGATGAAGTACTTCAATGGTGCATTGATGCGTGCAATCCTCAACCTCGCAGAGCAGGGCAAATCAAGCGGCGCAGATGCCAACGAGCTTGCTTCAGGCAAGGTTCTTCTGGCTGGCAACGCTGAAATCACCACTGGCAAGGGTGTCGAGGACGCTCTCTATGCAATGTGGCGCAAGTGTCCTAAGCAGATCCGCAAGCACAGCGCACTCAAGTTCGTAATGGGTTGGGATATGTGGGACCTCTACGACCAGTACCTGACCAGCAAGGACGTGAAGTATGTCGAGAACCCCGATGTCAACAAGTACCGCTTCAAGGGCAAGCGCATCGTTGTCATCAACGGTATCCCCGACAGCACCATATTCCTCGGCAAGTTCACCCCTGATGAGAACTCCTGCCTCTGGATGGGCGTTGACTACGCTACCGACCAGGAGTCAATCAAGGTAGAGCGCTTGCAGGCGAACTCCGAGCTGTTCTTCTTCCAGATGCGTCTCAAGATGGACGTGAACCTCGTCCTTCCGGGTGAGATAATCGTCTGGACTCCTTACAAGATAGCTGCGTAAGAAACTGAGATATTAACCAAGGGAAGGGAGTGGAGAAACAAACGAAGCTCCGCCCCCTTCCTTCTAATTAGAAACAATAATGGCACAGCGAGTAAAAGCAATGGCGGACGTTCAGTCGCAGGACGACGAGCAGACACCGGCCGCAGGAACTACGGATACTGGAGACACTGGAAAGACCGAGACTGCGGAGATAACCGATGAAGTGAAGGCTATAGTTGCTGAATTTCCCCAGCACGAAACTATATATGTTGACCGCATAGGCGGCGTGTTTGTTCCCGGTACGCCTGAAAACCTGCGGATGGGAGCGAAATTGTATTCCAACCCCTACTACACGAAGTAAAACCAAAAAAGTATTTGAGCAATGGCATTAGGCGGTGTACGCATGACCGACTCCAACGGCAACATCGGTGCGGAAAGCACCAGTCTCGCCGAGAAGGTTTGCGGTCTTCTTTTTGACGTTTCCGGACAGGAGAAAATCTGGACGGAAGGTGTCGGTGCCACGCTGGCTGACAAGTTCAAGGACACTGTTGTAGAGTTCAACAACCTTGACGAGGTTAAGGCTGCTGGCATAACGGCATACACTGGAGAGGTTGACTCTTCAGGCGTGAGCCAGGATTTCTTCATGGGAATCCCATACTACCATATTGAGCATTTCTTCCAGATCAACGGAGGTTCGGGCCGCTTGTTCGTGGCCTTCGCAGACTGCAAGAACGACTGGAACGCAATCGTCAATATGCAGAAGGAGGCTGACGGAGAAATCAGCCAGTTCGGCGTATGGACAGAACAGAGCCTGTGGCGTGAGACTGACAAGTCCGCTGAAACATACGCTGTTGACATCGTTCAGGACCTTCAGCTTGTGGCCAAGACGCTTGCCAACGAGTATTTCGCTCCAGCTCACATCCTTCTCTGCGCTAACACGGCAAAGATCAAGAAGGCTGACGGTACGGATGACAAGGTAGTGTTCAGCAAGATACCGAGCTGCATTATGGACTGCCGCTATGTATCGGTGCTGCTTTCTCAGGGCATTGACACTGATGTACGGGCTATGCACCTTGCGCTTGACTCGGCCACGCCCATCGGAATTGTCGGCGCGGCTCTCGGTGTATTGGCTACCTCCAATGTGGCTGAAAGCATCGGTTACGTCATGAACCACGAGATGCAGGCATACTTCCCCGACATCGAGTTCGGTTTCGGCGACGTGACCAAGACAGGCGACGCATATACGAACACAACGCGCTATTCGTCTCTGACAAGCACCCAGCTTGACCACCTCGATGACCTCGGCTATGTGTTCCTCTGCAAGTATACAGGTCTTCCCGGCAAGGTATATTTCTCCGGCGACCAGTCTTGTTCCGAGGATGACTACCGCACCATCTCGAGAAACCGTGTAATCAACAAGTCTCGCAGACTTGTCCGCACAGTCCTTCTCCCGTATGTGAACTCGCCTATCAAGGTAGACCCGACAACTGGTGCGCTCTCTGCGGCTCAGATAACGGTGTTCACCAACAAAATAACCGACGTTCTGAACGCCATGGTATCGGCCGAGGAGATTTCGGGCATCGGCAAGGTCAACATCCCTGCTTCCCAGAACATTCTTAAAAATGACAAGCTGATGATCAGCTATACCCTCGTTCCTGTGGGTACATCGAAACTTATTGACGTAACCGAAGGGTTTGTACTTCACGCATAACTAAATGGCAACAATAGTAAATAACGTAGCCTACTCCTGGTCTATGGTCCAGCTGACGGCTGAAGGCCTGACTGGAACGAACTCCGCCAATCCGCTCATCCTCCAGGGCGTGTCGGGTATAAAGTGGAACATCAAGCGCAACGTAAAGACCAACTACGGCCTTGGCGGCGAACCGGTCAACAGGGGTTTCGGCAACCGTGAATACACGGCATCTATCACGATGGACTACAACACCCAGACCCAGCTCCGCGCCTACAAGGGTACGCTGATGGCTCTTGGCGAGTTTGACCTCGTGATTTCCTGGGCGAATGAGCTCGGCACAGACGACTGGACTACGGAGACCGTGACGCTGAAGGGTTGTCTCTTCACAGAGGACGGCATGGAGGCAGAACAAGACGACACCAACCTCACCAAGGAGTTTGAGCTGAATCCGTTCAAGATCATCCTTTCAACGAAGTGATCTGATTCATAGTTGTTTCAATAGGGTTAGTTGGGACAGGGCTGCTCGGAGATGAGCAGCCCTGTTTCTTTTAGCGACGCATCTATTTCTTTGATTTACAGCATCTAAAACATTACACCCATGATTGTTCGCATAAAAGATTTTTCACTAAGTCCTGGCCCAAGATATATCAACCAAGGGTCAGATTCTGGAGAGCAATTCTACTGTGAAGTTCTGAAGAAGCAGTTTGTGACAGCCTCCATTTCCAATGCCAAAATCGTCATTGACCTCGATGGAGTTAATGGATATTTATCTTCGTTTCTCGATGAGGTTTTTGGTCGATTGGTTTTCGACTTCGGGAAGGACGAAGTTTGTTCACGGCTCTCTATCACTTCAAAAGAAGAGCCATCTTGGATTGCCATGATTGAAGACCGCACATATCCAGAATGGGAGAAACGTAGAAAAATGAACAGCATCAATAAGCCCCTATATGATTGCTGATTATTTTGACTAAACTTTTGAACCTCCAATAAAACGCATCCTTCACCTTCCTACTATTCATTGATAGAATCCAAATAACTTAACTGTAGCAATTATGGACTATCAAAACGAACTTCTGGAGCAGGAGAACGACGCACTCTCACCTGAACTCCAAGCAGAAATCGAGAAGAAGGTCAAGGAACTGAAAGAGAAGGATGCCTCGCTGAAGGTTGTCTTCCCGATGATGGTGGAAGGCGCAGACTACGACGACAAGAAACAGTACATCGCCTACTTCCGCCAGCCCTCATTCCAGGCCTTCAGCAAGTACCTCACGGCAAGTCAGAAAGGCAACAACGCAGTAGCGATGCGCCAGCTGGCATACGACTGCTTCCTCGACGGCGACAAGGAACTCATCGACGACGAGTCTCTCTTCCTCTTCGGGCTCATGGGACAGTTCTCCCAGATGATTGAGATGCGTAACGGCCGTCTCATAAATTTATCGAAGCCTCGGAAGTAAAGGACAACGAATATCTGCGGCACAAGCTGATATATATTCGGCACTACTTTCCGGGGGTGAATCTGGAGACCATGTCTGATGAGGAGTTTGCCGAGCTGGCGAATGAAGCCGAATGGTTCCACGTCCAGCAGATAAAGGTAAATCAGGTCAAGACACTTGGTATGTTGTCATGATATATATATGATATAAGGGTGGAACGCATCGGGGCTATTCCTGGTGCGTTCTTGCTTTTCATCCAAAACGACTAAACTGTATCAGTCAATTTCCAAATCGACAGAAGCATGATATTCATCACTTGAAGATGACAATGCCAAGTGAAATTTAATTGGGGTTTTATGTAGTTCTTTTGGCAATGGTTTCCTTTTTGTTTGTTCGAGACGGCTTAAAGGGATTGTGTCTTTTCGTTTGCTTACGAGCGTCCAAAATATTTGTGCATCAGATCCTTTAGTCATTTCACCATTAGGATTATTTGTGTTTTCTCGTTCTTGGGATGCGCGTAGCAAATCACCTGCAATCTTATCATCGAACTTTGACGCAGCAATCACAAAATGAACCGACAATGGATTAACACTATCTGTACAGCAAAGAGACAACCAAGTATGAAATTTCATATAAGACATTGCCAACTGGGGCATCACATCATTCACAAACGTTTTCAACCCTAACGTGGACTTCATTTCAGTAAATATAATATGCTCATTGTTGTTATAGTCTACAAGAAATGCAACACCGTCACAGTTGCAATCTCGAAGTTTTGTTGACAAGTTTCTGAAGTAAGAATTTCCGTCAAAAACTGATTTTCCGCCAGTCCTTGATTTTCCGCCATAAAAATGGCGACCAAAAACCGTAAAGACTCCTCCTGATTGAATCCGAAGTTCTCGCAGGGTTATGTCTTTGTCTTGACCATGTTCTCTGATAACACAAAAATCCCGAACAACAGCTCTGAACTTTTTTGTGTTATCATACAAGTCAAAAAACGAATCACAGAGAGTAGTCATCTTGCATTGCCTCCTCCAGTAAATCTTGATAACTCAAGTTTTGTACAATCGCATCTCTGAATGACGTAAATGGAACTCCATTCTCAAGGTTTTGCTCTATGATATGAGAAGTCCCATCACTATGCTTCTCCAACAGGTAAGCTCGGACATTAGATGGTGAAATCACAATATCCTGTGTTATCCCAGTTTTTTCTGATAATTCAGAAACGATTTCCGAATCATCTCCAAATCGCTTGCAAATTCGATCAAACAACATTATCTCATTAAGGCGACGGAGAAAGTAATCACTATGAGTCGTTATCTGCAAAATAGAGCCGCAATGGCAAAACGCGCCCACAATATCCGCCATCATTCGTTGTTTCAATGGGTGTAAATGAACTTCGGGTTCTTCAATAAGGACAGCGCATTTACTTACGTCTACATTGTTGGCCAGTATCTGCAATGGTGCAATTTCTTTTACAGATGCAGCAGCAGCTGACACTGGTATAGTCAACCCTCTTGTAGTATAGACATATTTTGCGTCAACTCTCTTCACTTCACCATCCTGAATATGCTGGAACAATTTCAATACATTTTCAGGAGCAGATTGCGGTCTGGGCTTAGCCTTTATCAACTCTGACATACCAGCGACAAATTCAGAATACATTCCTGCATTGGGAATTATCTGCTCAGACAAGAGCGGACCTCGGGAGGGAGGCAGCACAAATGTGCTTTCAAGTCCGCGATAGTCGCCTATGATCGTTTTAATCAAAAAGTGCCGCAATAAAACCGACAATGGGGACTCTTCAAATTGAGCGCCGACCTGTGTTCTATAACTAAGGGAATCCAAAGAAAGAACTATATTTGTCACCTCTGCATCAACCAAGCCACTCCGATCCTTCTTGTAACTGAACTCAATATATTCAGGTATAGATTCGGGCAATTTCACTTCAATATCCCCCACAAGACCTTGGTAGCCCAGCATATACTGCAAATATACGATGACATCGCCTGACATCCATTCTTCTAAATCTTTTTTTGCAATCGTCAATGCACAACCAGAAGCTCCGAACCCCTTGGACTCAGGATAATAATCATACTTGAGTTTGTCTGTAAAAAAATGATTGAGAGTACTGCTATTGAGCATCAACTCAAAGAAATAATGGCATAATATGGCAACATAACTTTTGCCAAGCCCAGACTCTCCAGAAAACACCATAAGGGGTGCTATCTTGATTGTTGAGTTCCGAACTCGTCCCAAAGTGTTGATTTTCACCTCTATTTCTTTCATAATCGGATTAGGTTTAGGTGCTGGCATAGTGTACATATAGGCTGATGCAAAGGTACAACAAATCCACCAGCCTTGCAATACCTGATGCCTGTATTTGTCCGTAAAACGCCGCGATATGCCTCAAAGTTTCCGCCCCCCTTTCACACAATTCGCCCTCTTCAGCACTATTCTTCATAAACTCATAATCTGAATTAGCCATGGCCAACTATCAGGTCACATATCAGGTCAACGTATTGACCGAAAACGCCATCAAAAGCATCGAGGCTTTTACGGCGGCAACCAAGCAGCTTACCAACGCGGCAGAACCGTTCCGCAAGGTAAGCCGGGCTCTCAACAAACTGAAGACCCAGATGGACGGATTGTCGAAGAAAGCCCCCACCATCCAAATAAAAACCAGTCAAGCAGAGCAGCGAATCAACAGGCTTCTGGGCAAGTTGCGTCAGCTGAAGAAAGAGGCAAACCTTGTCGCTTCAGTCATGCCCGGCGCAGCACCTGTTGGAGGTGGAAAAGCAGCAGGAAAAGCGCCCCGGTCTACTACCGCGACCGCAGCAGCTCCGCCGCCAGTAACCAAGCCTTACGCATCGGCATACGCGGCAACCAGCCCGTACCGCAATGCGGGGCGCGTGAGATCGATATGGCCAAACCGTCCAAAGGATATAGTCTACAAGACTTTCGGCCCGACTCAGCTCACCGCAAACGGAGGCATGGCAATCGATATGCTGAAGGGCATGGGTATCGCATACGGTATCGCCGGCATAGGAGCTCTGTTCAACAATATCCTTAACGATTCGGTTGCATACGACAACACCATGAAGACCGTCGAGAACATCCTGAAGAGCCACGACAAGTTGGACGACTTCGCAGGGCGGTTTTCCTTGATGCAGCGCACGGTGCGTGATGTCGGCTTGGAAACGAAGTTCAAGGTGACTGAGGTTGCGGACGCGGCCAAGTTCCTTGCTATGGCAGGCCTGGACGTGGATGCTATCCGAAACGCGATACGTCCTATTGCTGATATTGCCCTCGTAGGTGACACGGATTTGGGACAGACTGCGGACTTGGTTACTAATATCATGACTGCATACAACATCGTACCTGAAAAAATGCGTAATGCAGCTGATGTCATGGTCAACACGTTCACGATGTCTAACACCACGCTGACGGAAATCGCAGAGGCCTACAAGTATTCTGCATCGCTTCTTTCAGCGGCGGACGTGCCTTTTGAACATTCGGCTGCTGCAATCGGTATTCTGGGCAATGCAGGTATCAAGGGATCGCAAGCTGGTACTACCTTGCGTACCATTATGGGCAACATTGTCAACCCAACCAAGAAGCAGCAGAAGGCTTGGGACAAAGCTGAGGTAAATCCTGGAAAGGGCAATGACAGAAAAGATCTCATAGACGTATTCAACGAGCTTGCTCAAAAGAACCTCGACATCAGTGTGTTCTACCAGATGTTCCATAAGACCGCTGCGGCCGGTGCTGTCGCGCTTGTCAAACACGTTCAGGAATGGAACGAGATCATAGCCGAAAACTTCCTCTCCCAAGGCATGGCCAAGCGGCTTGCCGACGAGAAGAAGAACACCATCCAAGGACTTTGGGCGCAGCTTACGTCAGTCTTCCAGGACAACGGCGTGACTGCATTTTCCAAAGTTGACGGCGTGATAAGGAACGCGCTGAGGACAGGCATAGAATGGCTGAAGAGCGGGGAAGCCAAGAAAGCCTTCGACGAGGCGTTCAAGGTATTCATCCAGTTCGGGAAGATAATGGCTGACGTGACTAAGTGGTTCAAGTGGCTGTTCGACCATTTCGGCGGCTTCATCGTCATGTGGGCGAAGTTCAAGCTGTACATCTGGCCTATCGTCTCGGCCTTCAACGCCATGCGGGTCGCGCTTCACGGACTCATGTTCATAAAGAATATATCGCTTGCCGTGAGAGGACTGGGAATGAGCATGATGACACTGAAGAAGCAGATGTCTTGGTTCGGCACTTCAGCTGTGTTCGGAAGCGGAGGAACTGCTGCGGCTATGTCGGGAGGTATGATGCCGTTGGGGGTTTCTTGGCTTCCTGGAGTGACACATAAGCAGAGTGTTAAGGCTGCGAAGGGGTTGGTCAACCTGAATCGCCCTCATGGCAATGATTTCCCAGGGTTCGTTGCGTACAAGCACGATACCAAAAGGTATGCGAAAAGAATCGGGTGGCAACAGGCTAAGAACTTTGCAAAGGGACCTATGGCCAGCGGAATTGGAGGTATGGCTGGTATAGGGTTTGGCATGCACGAACTCACAAGAGAGGATGGGAAATGGCAAGATACAGCTGCGGGCGTATTCTATAGTGCCGCAGGAATGGCTGCAATGGCTGGAGGCCCTGCGGGCTGGGCTGCGGCAGTAGCTCTTGCTGGATTAGGAGCCGTCGGACAGGTATGGGCATCTATTTCTAGAGCCATTGAAGCTGCTGAACGTTTAGCAGAAGCGACTCGTCTAACGTGGACTGCAAATGGAATACTGATTAACTCAGAAAACAAGATACAACAAGCTCTTGACGGAGTATATAACAGGCACGATGACATCAACACACTTGTCGCCAATCGTATCGCGATGATGAAAGAGTTGCTTGGACTGACGCCTAAGGAAGAAGCTCCAGCAAACACTACGACCTCTATCTACGATAAGATAATGGGAAATTGGGAGAAAGTGTGGGGAGGCAGTACCGTTGATGCAGTACTAAATGCAGTACCTAAAGGTTATGGAGACGTTACAGAACAGGCTATGGCTTTCACCCTTAAGCGTCCTGATGGAACAATAACCAAAGGCATAGATGATGGCGGACTTTTTGATGACGATAAACGAGAAGGCCTTATGCGTTCAATGGCGGCCACCACTGAGCTTATGACCGGCGGATATTATGAGAAAGCCATCGGATCCGTGAACGCCAGAATCAACCAGCTCGGCCTGACAAGAGGTGTCACCCAGGAGACTTTCAACACATACTTCGAGTCGCTTGCCAAGACGTATGACCCCAGTCAGATTAGCGGGCTTATACGCTGGGAAAACGCGACCGACATGAACGAGAAGTGGGATTCAGCCCGAATCTTGAAGGACTGGGATGCACGCCGCGTTGTATGGCAGAATATGCAGGAGGTGTTAAAGCCCATTCAGGAAGCTGTTAACGCCTACATGACCGAATATGCCGCAGGGAAGCTCACCGACAGCACTCTTGCCAGATATATGACTTACACCAATATGGGCAATGAAGTGGGGACAGCGATGCAAAACTACTCACCAGCCAATACAGGAGACTGGTTCAGGACATTTGGCTACTACAACAATGCTTTCCATGACATGAGTGTATATAACACCCAGACCAAGATGTACGAATTTGCGACAGCTGAAGAAATGGCAAAAATCACCGTCGGTAATATGCAGCGCGTTACGGAGGCAATAAAAACCATGGGGCTAGCATCAGACCCGGCAGGAATTGCACTGACAAACAACGCTAATCTATTGTTGACTACAGCCCAAGCGTTCCTCGAAACAGAAGGAAAACTTGAAGACATAGCGGGCAAAACTGACTTGGTAATAAATGGCCTGCACTGGCAGTATGATGCAACCGACAAGATGTGGTATCAGCTTGCAGAAGACGGTTCTTTCGTGATGGTGCAGACTACCCTACAAAACTTCACAGATTCTGTTTGGGGATTGGGAAGCACCTTAGGCTCATTTAACTGGGCTCAATATTGGGCAAATATGTTGCCTCCAGCTCTTCGGCCATTGGTCAACAATAACAAAACCCTTTTCAATACGCCACAAACAGGTGCACTTGGTGCTGTTAGCAACACTGTACGAAATGCCTTTGGTTTACCCTCTAATGGGAAAGCCTCAAAGACAAAATCTTCCATGACCCCCCAACAGATGGCCAATGCTTACGCTGCCAGCCAAAAAAATAAAACTAATGACAATGGGAACCCTATAGTAGCTGACGACCCCGGCTCGAAGAAAAAGAAAAAAGGGCATGAAGGTTACAAGTCTCGATACGGCAGCAACACAGCCGCGCCGAAACAGGTAATTGTAAACATCAACAACCTTCTTTGCGTGGAAAAGATAGACCTCAGCAACCCTGACAATGTGGAGGTCATCAACAATCTCAAGGAACAATTAGCCCAGGCACTCATCGACGTGGTTCATAACTTCGACGACACCTGGCATGGATAAATGGTTTTGCAATGACTGACGTATGGAACTCTCTTAAGTTTTCCACAATAGACTGGGCATCAAAGTTCGTCGGAAGCGTGGGGTGGCATCTGCTCCACAGTTCCGGCGGAGATGTCAAGTACAGAAACAACCGCGCATACAAGAACATCCTCGTCCAGGTTGCCAAGCAAGCGGCGGTGCAGTCGGCGGCAGCAGAACTCGACAAGCTGCTGCCCCGCTATCGACGTGTAATCGAGAAACGTCTACGGGAATCTGTCGATGCTCAAAGGGAGATGAGCATGGTAGACCTCATCAAGAAGCGCGAGGACTTCACCAAGCAGCACGGGCGAATACCAGTCAAGGATTCGACCGGACAGCAGACAATAGTCGCCAAGGACAAGTACGGCACGCCTGTGCCTGAAGCCCTTATTCTCTACTACCAGCTCCCAGACGGGCAGAAGATTACATACGAGGACGTAATCTGGGAAGGACAGCCGGATTCCTACGAGAACAAGGCTTCAGGCATTTTCGGCATCAATCCGCAGACAGTCCACAAAAGCCAGCAAACGCAGACCAAAACAGAGTTCACCTGCTCCACGTTGGCGCACATCGACCTAGCACCGCAGGTAAGCATCAAATCAGGCAAGCAGCTCGTTATGACCAAGGTGCAAGGCCGTGACTTCTCACGAAAGGAACTCATAGCTGGAGACGACATATCCTTCAGTATCTCGGGCAACATAGTCTCGGACGAGATTGACGTGTATCCCAGCTCGGCAGTGCAGAAGTTCATCCAGCTGTGCCAATACAAAGGCATAGTTGAAGTCAACCATTACCTCATAAACGACCTGAACGTCAAGAGGGTAATAATAACCGACTACAACCTCGGCTCGCCGGAGTTCAAGAATATCCAGCCGTATTCATTGTCTTGTGTGGCCATAGAGCCTGACGAGGACATACAGGTGAAGAAAGACACGATAGGCCTTCTGAACATGGAGATTGCCGCTTCCGAAGCAAGCAAGTGGGAGCGCTTTGTCCTCAACAGCAAACTGGCGGAACTGTCGGCGGAAGTCACCACAAGCATCGCCAAAGAGAGCTTCGGTCGCCTTGTTGACCTAATCCCGGACACGCAGATATAATGGCAAAGACAACGGAAGAGAGTTACCATATCCTCATCAGCCTTGTGGAAATCTGGAAGATGGAAGACCCGAAGAATCCCTGCAAGAAGCCGGTTTCGCCGATGCTGCTTGCGGAGGTGGAGGAAATCGAAATCGAGGATTCCTATCGCGAGCTGATAGGGACTGCTTCGGTGCGCTTCCCCAGAGGCACGATCATACGGAAGACGACCAACGCACAAGAGTCGGCTTCCTCTGAAGTGCAGGTGAACGTAAACCTCCAGGATCACGGCGTGGTTGAGGAACTGCGGAACAACACGAGGGCTGCAACCGTCTCGGACTTTCAGAACGGCAACCGTATACGCATATACCTTGGCTACCTTACAGAGAAGCAGCTGGACGTGCTTGAACTGATAAAGATCGGATCGTCCAAGCCGACAATCTGGTCAGACGAGGGAAAACTGAATGAATACAAGAAGTACCTGACCAAGATGTTTGACGGCTACATAACCAAATGCAGCCTCGACACCCCGATTGAACTGTACTGCGAGAACCTTGCCAGTGGGCTGAAAAAGAAGACCTGCCCCAAGCTGACAGCCAAGAAGAACATAACCGTTCAGGCACTACTGAAAGAGGACGGTCCGTACAAGCTGCTTGAAGGCACAGGACTAAAGCTGCATCCGGACACAGCCAAAATCTCTATAGACATAGGAAAGATAAACCTTACCCCAGACCTTACAGTCGCCGACGTGCTTACTGAATGGGGCAAGTACAAGATATTCTCATACGTCGAGTTTGACGGCGATACGCCTTGCATAAAGGTCGGCCGTTCATACTTTTCTAACCCTGGGGCAGACTGCATCCAGCGGCAAAGCATATCAAGGAGGTTCACCACCGACAAAGCCAGCATACCCGACATACGCTTCGACTACAACGTGGCTGACAACGGCTTGACGCTTATGGCAACAGACAAGACATTCCTTGCAGTAGAAGCAACCGCGCTTGACAAGCAGGACAAGTTCTACCACATTACCATCAGGCGCAACCCCGAATGGTCGGCAGACAAGCCGTCGAAAGAAAAATGGCAAGTGATGAACGAAACCAAGCTGTCAAAGAAGTCAATGAAACTCGGAGCAAGGCCTCTGACCAAGTCGAAAGACAAGGTAGACCTCAGCAAATACACCGTGATACCGTATATGTCGAAGAAAATCGGCATAAGCCACGAGGCTCTGCTTGAGGAGGCGATAAAGTACTTCGAGAGCTACAATATGAACGGCATTGAAGGGACGCTAACGATATTCGGCGACTTCCCTATCATATCAGGCATAAAGGTGCACTTGACAGACAACCAATATAAGGCCAAGAACGGATACTACCTCGTTGACGAGGTGACAACGCGCTTCGGTACAAACGGTTATCGTCAGACCTTGAAGCTGCCGTACTGCATCTCGAGGGACAAGGACGAGGATAAAGACAAGAAGAGCGATGAAAAGAAATAAAAAGGCCGATAAAATATCCGACCTTCAGGCGAACCATATCATAGGCGAGGCAATACAGATTATCGCCCGACACGGTGTGGTCAACCCTGTTTCAGGCGTGGTCAAGGGGACAGGCATGATAACCGGCTACGTCTGCAAGATACATACTGAAGGCGAGCTGCTCGGCACCGTCGATGTGCAGGAATACATGAACACTGCGGTTGAAGACACCGATGAGGTTAAGCAAGGTCTGCATGAAGGCGTATTTCTCAGTGCCATACAGGATAACCAGCAGGGCATGGTCATCATTCCGAAGCTGTACTCCGATGTCATGGTATCGCGAGACCCTGAAAGCGGCAACGAGTTCATCACCATGGTCTCGCACGTTGATGCCATACAGCTTGACGCGCACGGTTCGGTGTCAGTAGGCGTGCGTGAGCGCGAGGAGTTCGACACTGAAGACGAGGAATCTCCGGATGTGCATGAGCTGAAGCTGACAGGCAACCAGGCTGTTACATCATACGACAAAGGCAGCGTGAAGACAACGGTCCTGACTGGCAATGAAGTGGCGACATCCCGAACACAGGACACCGAGCGCATTTGCGACAGTGTTGGCGCGGACAAGTCTTCAGTTACCCTTGACAGCAGCAGCGTGGAACTGAAAGTGGGCAGCAACGCCAAGGAATCCATAACAAGCGACAGCGCGACCATTGAAGTCGGCGGCACGTTGGTCAAGGTTGACGGCAGCACTGTATACCTCGGTGGAGAGAACACAGGGAAGCACGCAGTCGTCGGAGAAGTTCTTTGTGACACCCTTTGCAGCATCCTCGACGCTATTATTCAGATAAAGACAACCACCCAGCTGGGTCCGCAGCCGCCCTTGAACATCGCCAGCTTCATGCAAATGAAAGCGCAGGTGCAGCAGTACAAGGGCAGCATCTCGGGCCTGCTTACCAAGGTGGTGCAAATCAAACCTTAATGGCAACACTGACGCTGAACGACGGAATATCGACAATGCAGACCGGCTCCGGGCTGGCGGAGTTGTACGGCAAGCTCTACCAGATGATGCACGACGCTAATCAGGTGGAGCTTCCGGACTATTCACAAGACCCGCCGCTCGACGCTGAAGGCAACATCGACCAGAACGCCATTCGTGAAAGGATACTCACGGATTCCGACATCATGATGAAGAACGCCGCCTACGGCTGGGCAAACGCCATCATGACAACTACAGGCGGAGGTGGCGGAGAAACGCCGGGGGAAGGTTTCGTGTCACGGAGCGGCGACAGCATGGTCGGCGCATTAGGTGCGTTGTATGGCTTCCAGGGCGGTCACAACGGCCAGATGATACTGGAGCTGACCCACGACGGCTCGCTCGAATCCGATTCGTTCAAAGGCCGTGTAGCTCATGTTGACGGTCATCTTCGAGTTGACGGAGATTCAACCGTAAAGGGACAGCTCAACCTTGGAGATGCGGGGATATTCTTCTCCCAGCACCAATCGATTTTCTACGCCGACAATAAGTTGCACATCGACTCCCAGGACATCATCATGTCTGGAGCTTTGGAGATCGACGGCTCGTTCAAACTGGGAGACGTGACCATAAACAGCAAGGGGCTTTTCAACGGCACGAAGGAATACTACCATTCAGGTAACAGCAACAATGATTCCACTGACTGGTCGATGAAAGACGCGCACGTCTACGGAAACCTTGTGGTTGACGGAGGACAGGAAATCCGTGGTCGCCTTGTCGCCTCGCAGGGTTTCGACCTCGGGGAGAACGAACAAATGCTGCTGTATTCCATTGACCCAGACAACCCCCAAGACCATATACCCTCGAGCGAGAAGAATACCTGCTACCTTCAGCTGGAATCAGACCTTAACCTGTGGACCGGCTACAGCATCAAGTTCAGCTCAAGGTCGGTAGTCAAGGTACAGAACGGACAGCCTGGAATAGTATCGTTCTGTGCGCCCGGTATGGTGATGAACCTCGGGGATGGAGATTCGGGAGTGCCGACAATCGCTATCAACCTCCAGTCCGACATCAGGCATTTCAACGGCGACTACACCATAGTTTCCAAGGAAGGAGCAGGACAGTTCCGCAACGGTTTCTCTGCATGGACTGCGCTTGCCGGTACAGAGGTGATGTCTACCTATTCTGGCGCGGACATTGATGACAAGGGCGTTCTGTTCAAGCATCGCATAAGGCTGGGAAGCACCAGCGGCGTTATGCTTCATTCTCCCAAGTCCGACATATTGGAAGCAGGTCTCCCCTATCTGTACACGGACTCTTCAGCCCTTCCTCATATCGAAACCATACCCTTTAGCCTTAGGTTTGCCAAGACAGATTCCATGTTCGCGGCACTTAACAACGAATGGTCGGCATCCCTCGTTTTTGACATAGGAACAACTGCACAGGGCAACAAAGCGGAAATGTTCGTGTTCAGCAAACCTGTGGAAGCGAACAGATTCTCTGTCATAAGTTCCAAGTACAAGACAAGCCTTATCGAGAATACCTTGTACCTCGGCGACGGAGTGTTCATTGAGGGCGTTTACGGCGACAAGGGAGCTGACGGCATGAGGTTCTCTGGCAATGCCTACATCCTCGGCAACATCGGCACTGCACGCTTTTCAGGCGGCTTGAACGGTTACGGCTGGGGCATCATAAACAACAACAAGAGTTACGGCGCGACATTCGACGAACTGACTGTCCGCAAGAAATTCAGGGTCTATGAACTGGAGGTACAGAAGCAGTCAGCCACAAACGGCTCGCTATGGATAACCGATTCATGTTCAGGCGATTCTGTAGAAGTTATAGACTGATATGTTCATAAGCACGAAAGACAAATACAAGATTTCCCTCAACATCGATTCAGCCAAGCAGCAAGGGTTGCGAACTGGCGATATTGTCAGGCGGCAATTCTATGATGGGAATAAAGAGGTGTACTCGCTGATGTGCGTGCTTGACTACGGCGTTGACAACATCAGCGTCGATGTTGAGAACGAGGACGGTACAGTAAAGACAACCGAAAAGACACAGCCGTGGTTTATCGGTAAACTATTGGAAGGCAATCCTCCGGCACCAGGGGAACTGCTCGATTTCGTCCGTATAACAAACCTGTTTGACACTGACAGGTCGGGGGCATTGTACCTGACAGCTTCGGACGAGTACTCGCCGTTCATGGACGTTATCGATGGCATCGGGCGAAATTCCAGCTTGTGTTGGCCCGAAGGTCTTCTTATTACGAGTAATCCCAATCATCAGTCACAGTACAATGCTGTCGGCGGTGATGATATAAAGGCTGTGTATTCCGATGGTGACAATGATGTAGCTCGAATATGCGGAATCGTAAGACAGAAAGAGACTGAAGATAATTTCGTGGGTTTGCGGCAAGAGTTCTATGAGCTGCTTGACGACACCCAGCGAGTAATCATATCCTTCAGGGCAAAAGGAGCTGCCAAGACTTTCTACGGCTCGGTAGGCTACCAATCCCGCACCGAAGAAGACGAGGAAGCTGGCAATAGAACAGACGGCGTATTCCCGGTTGATATTACCGAAGACTGGAAGTACCACCTGTATGTGGTCAGCATCGAGAACTCAGGACGGCATCTGCGGGATTTCAGACTCGACCTTTCATCGTTGGCTGTGGGCGAAGAGGTTTCCATTGCCGACTTCAACATCATACTGCTTTCAAGTCTTTCAGGGTTCAGCGATGCAAGCAAGACGCGCATAGGCAAACTGGACGGCATAGCAGACCCTGTATTCGGAAAGCTGGACGGTTACGGCAGCTATATACAGAAGCTGTTCGCATCCAGTTCAGCACACATCTCAGGCACATTGACCGCTGGCGACGAGAACGGTTTTGCCGCGACATTCTATGCCGGCAAGATACACAAGAACGCCTTTCAGAACTCTGTAGATATAAGTGTGCTGAATAAGGTCGATGAGGAAACCGCTGCATCTCCAGTAGGCATAGGCAAGGTGTACAAGACGACCGACCTTATCGAAATGATCGCCAATGACTATGAGTGGTTTTCAGGCAAGAAGGACGGCACATCGAAACTCGGCAAGCGTTATTGCTTTTCGTTTTGGGCAAAGACTTCGGCACCATGCCGATTGTACGTCTACCAGGACTATTCGCAGTTAGGCTTTGCGACTGTCTCTGAAGCCGAATCTGGGGAATGGCACAGGCATCATGTAGTGTTTGACCTTAGCGAGCCTGTGAGCGGTAATGTAGTGCTAAGAGTCACGGCAAAATTTTCAGACCCTGGTACACTCTTGCTAACTGCACCCCAGCTCGAGGCAGGCCAGTTTGTGACCCAGTACCAGCCTACTGACGACACTCTCAATTACTGCGAGGACTACGGCGCATGGTTCAGCAAGGGAGGTGTAGGCGGAACTATCCAGAATCCGCTTCTCCAGCTAAATGCAGAGGGTAAGGGTGAGATAAAGACTCGTAGCAATTCTGTGCGCATAAACCAGGACGGCTCGGGGCATCTCGCCGGAGGCAATATCAAATGGGGAGCGGACGGAGATGTAGAGTTCGGAGAGAACGTAAAGCTGGGTTGGGGCAACCTTGATGATGACACGCAGCATCAGATGGAAAGCAAGTCTGTCCGAATAACAGGCGCGGACACGTTCTCGGTGATTGGCAATTCGGAGAGCGGTGTTTTCTATTCTCCGGATTACATCCTGCTGACGCTTAACGAAGTAAACATATCTCCTGAAATCACTGACCGCCATTGGTTTATGGTGAAAGATGAAGAGAAAATCGACATAAGCGACCATCCAGGACTTGACTCTGACAGGACTGTTTGGGCAATAAAGCCTGACGACGACATCCTGTGGGAGAAGAACAACACGACCCTTACGCTCAAATGCTCGGTGTCATACCAAGGCCGTGAATACACAGACTCCTTTACCATAAGGAAATACACGGTTGAAGGATACACGGTGCTCGTCACTTCATCAAGCGGAGAGGTATTCAAGAACGGCGAATACAACACTGTCCTGACAGCGCAGGTGTATTATCAGGGCAATCCAGTTCCGGAAGATTTCGTCAAAAAGTACTTCACATACAACTGGAAGAAATATCACCTGCCAGACATGGAGAACGAAGTCGAGGACTGGTGGAAAGAGGCTGGGGTTGAAACCACCGACAAGAGCATCGAAATATCGGGCGAACTTTCAGGTTCTGATGTGTATGTCTGCGAAATCACATCGACAGGAGGCTACCCTACCCCTAACTTCGCGACACAATCTGCGGAACAAGTCTAACCCAAGAGCCGACAGGCTGCTATTCTTCAGAAACAGACAGATATGGCGACGATAGCAAAAGGAATGATAACGCTGACATCGGTGAACGACGCATACACAGTGTCGCTTTCGCCGGTTTCGTGTGTCATCAACGCGGATTTCAACGGCGCTGTAAGTTCGGCGCAGTTGAGTCGTGCATTTACCGATGTGAACGTATACCTCGGCGACAAGCCTGTAAAGTTCTCGATGATACGAAGCGGCATCAGCAACACCGCCATAAAATATACGGTCACAGCATCTTCAGACGGTTATACCAGACGCGTGGCACTCACCGAACTGCCCACAGGATTGCAGACAGGAGACATTTCTTTCAGCATCAGAACCACCGACGGCTTTAAGACCACTGCGACATTCAGGTTCACCGTAGTCAGAGAAAGCACTATGCTCGACTGGATACAGGACTGGAACGGCAGGACCACGCTGATTAAAGGTTCGTCCATAATAACACCGAAAGCCTTTTTCGGGCAGAAAGATTCCAGCACCAACACTCTGTCGGGTGTATACATCGGTCCAGATGGGCTGACAGGTGCCTCGAGTGGAATATATGCTTATCAGAACTGTCCGGAAAGTGCGTTTGGAGAATCTTCAGGCTACGAGATATTCAGGCTGAACAAGAACGGCGGCATGATTGGAGGCTGGGACATAAACGCAACCGGCATCTTCAAGCAGTACACCAACTCCCTTTCAGGCGTCACGGGCATACTGGAAATCCTGTCCGAGGGAACTCTACGTTACAGTTCGCAAGACCATTCTATTTGGGCGTTGAATAAAGACGGCAGTGGCTTGCTCGCTTCAGGCAACATCTCCTGGAATAGCGAGGGCAGCGCGATATTCAAAGGACAGCTCCAAGCCGCTTCAGGCAAGATCGGAGGCTGGACTATTGGAACAAGCTACCTACTCAACAAGCATATCCTCATTGACTCTACAAGTTCGTATATCGGCATCCACGCATCGTCAAGCAGCATCGACTGGGATACGGATTTGTCAGCAGCCGAAAACCACAAGAAAGCGTGCTTAGCATACGGCGGCATCGTGATGTTCTACGAGTCTGCCGCTTCATACGGCTTGACCTGCTACGAGTCGCAAGCAAACAGCCTGCGCCAGTCCGAAAGCGGCATCAAAACCTTCCAGCTGGGCAACACGAACTTCATCGCTGCTTGGAACTTCGACTCAAATGCCTTGTGGATGGGTACAAAGAACAATGTCGCCAAGCAATATACGGAAAGCGACACCAACAGCATAACTATCGGCTCTAACGGTATGCGCGGCGAGAACTGGTATATCGACAAGGACGGCTCAATCAGTTTCGTCGGAGGCCTGTTGCAGTTCGACAAGTCTGGCGGAACGATTGCCGGCTGGAACTTGTACAGCACGCACTTTGCCACCAGTCGCGCTGCTCTCGTTTCGCAAGCTGGCTATACAGGGCTGTTCCTCTCTTCCAGCTCTGACTTCCCTGCAAATGCGAGTTACACACAGTTCGCCTCCCATATCGCGACAAACGGTGGAATTGTTCTTCGGACGACCGTTAGTTCGTCAATATTGTCCGCATACGTCAAGAACAAACTGACATTCTTCCTGACAACAAACGGATTGAGCCAAATTGCAGGCTGGAGATTCAACGGAACAGGGCTGTTCAGCGGCAACTCGATGTCAGGCTCTATGCAGTATGCGGAAGACGGAGCTATCACGATTTCATCAGAAGGCATACGAGGCAGTCAGTGGAGGTTTGAGAAAGATGGTTCAGGCGCATTGGCTGGAGGCCATATCTCGTGGGACAAGGACGGCAACGTTACGCTTGACGAGAACGTAACCCTTTCTTGGAAACAACTTGTCGATACCGGAGATGTGCTTACGACCACAACGTCAATCAACGCAGACAACATCAAGACCGGAACAATTTCCGCCGCCAGAATCAACATCGACGAGCTGCTGTCAAACGGCAACAAGTGGGCGTTGAAGAAGAACGGTTCGGGCTATTTGGCGAGCAAGAACATCGAGTGGGATGCAAGCGGCAACCTGCATCTGATGGGAGCGTTCAGCCAGAAATTGAAATGGCTGGCCAAATCAGATGCTTCAATCGAAGAAGTTTCAGGCGGAGCAGTCTCTGCGGTCATGCTCAATGAAGATACATACCTGATGCACTCTTCATTCGGAGGGACAACGAGCGGTCAAAGCATCCTCAACGAAGTGAAAATTATACTCCCATGCGACGAGTCTTATATCGGGAGAGAAGTAAAGCTATACCAACCAGATACAGACACCTTCTCACGCAATGGAGTTTGGTTCATGACCATAACACTGATAACAGAGGACGGTACCCCAATTTATGGTATGTCGCCAACGGTTCTTAATGATGCAGCCAAGATGGGAGTCATTTTATGGGACTCAATCAGTATAGGAGGCGGTAACATAGGTCTTGTCTGCTTACCAAATTTGAACGACACTATAAAAAGCCCTGTCATCTGGGTAGTCACCAACTACAACGCCATGGCTGCCGGCGGAATGAGTGGTGGTGAAAAATATGAGATGGGATATGCCTACACGATATTCGGATAGTAATGCGCAAAGACATTGAAATACACATAAACACAGGAGATATTATCCTGAAGGCGACAAACAAGTACAAGCTGCGCCCCTTTAGAATGGTTGACAACCCTGAAGGGCTGGAGCGGTATGCGTATGCCGAAATAGAGATTCCAGACACGATTCCGGGCAACGCGCCCTTTACTTCGGGCATTTATGTCTCAATCCCATACACGCCAATATACAAGGAGTTTGCCGTCCGCATCAAGCGCGTTGTTTCTGATGATGATTTCTCATACGTCACCAACCCTGCGGACGGTTCAGAATGGTTCATAGTTCAAACCGGCAGATATGGCGACGAAATGGAGAACGCATACCTTTCAGAACTGTTCCTCATATCCGAAGACAACTACTTCATCATACTGAAAGACAGCAAAGCCCAGTTGTATGCAGCCGACCAACTGGATTTCAACATCATAAACTGCGACAGGCAAAATTCCAACCTGCTCATCAGCTGCGTGCCTACAAACAACTACCGCTACCCTCTTACTGGTGTTGGCTTGATTCGCTGGATAAACAGCAGCATGAACTCTTCTGAACTGACAGACACACTGATGAGAGAGTTCTCGGAGGACGGCATGACAATCAACACCGCAAGGTTTGACCAGGACACCAAGCAGCTTCATCTCGACGCTACAACCACAGCAACCGATTGAACACAATGGCAAAGTACACTGTCTCAAACTCCCAGTCTATATGGGACATAGCAATAGCTCTCTACGGCACAATAGAGGGCGCATTTGACCTGTTTGTCAGCAACCCCGAACTGACCATGACAACAGACCTTGTTCCCGGCATGGAACTGGAATACCACGAGGACTTTGTGGTTAACGATGGCATAGTTGAAAGCCTCAAGTCTGCTTCCATAACCCCTGCCAACAGCGAGCGCCACGTCTATTACAAGCAGACAGACAAACCACTGCGCATGATTTGTTCAATATCAGAGAAAGAGGAAATTGCCAAGTTCTCTGTGTGCGGACAGGGAGTAATGGCCGTTGACTGGGGAGACAACAGCGATTTGGAGAACATCCAGCTGACAGACACATTGCAGAAAGCGGAGCATTACTTCAACAGCACCGTTGACAAACGCCGCATACGCATTTACGGAGACTTTGAAATCGAGACACTGGACGCATCAAATTTCAGCGGCACAATATACCCGACGCGTCCTGTTACGGTAGACGAGTTCAGGTCGCACGCAAACAGCGGACTTCTGACAGGGCTATTCTTATTCAAGGGGACAGCAAAGGTTGACCTGCGGTATTCGACTATACCGACCCTCGAGCCAATTAGAGATATGTCGTTGCAGGAACTTGACTTGCGTGACGCGAAGTTTGATGACGTTAAAGTGCTGGATGACTATCTGGAATACTTGGTTACAAACCATGGCACGAGGAGAGGCTGCACCGTCTACCTGTCAACAGAGCCTTCAGAGAAAGGTATGGCAGCAATCCAGACCCTTGTGACAGACGAGGAATGGAACAGCCAGCACCCATGGAAATTCATAATCGGAGACAAGGTTTACACATACACCCAACAATAATGGCAAGAACATTGACCGAAATATACCTCACGGCAAAGCAATACCGGGACGAGCGTCTTGAACTGACAGAATTTCACAACAGTTCAAAGATGTCCGTGCTGGACGCTTTCACTTGGGTATCGTCAGCCTGTATATGGGCATTCGAGAACATCATGGACGTGTTCAAGGTAGACGTGGCACAGGACTTACAGAACCGTATCAACGGCACACCAGCTTATTACGCCAATGCTCTCCTCAAGTTCCAGTACGGCGACGAGTTGCAGATGAACGCTGAAGGCACGCAGTTCTCATACACCACAACGGACGAGAGCAAGAGGGTCATAACCAAAGTCGCTTATCACGAGGCTTCAGTTGAAGGCTTTCATGACAAGAATCTCGTACTTAAAGTGGCGACTGGAGAGGCGGGAGCATACGAACAGTTAAGCGATTCCCAGTTGCTTGCTGCAAGAGCATACGTTCAGCAGATAGCATTTGCCGGGACGTTCACGACCGTGGTAAGCCGCAAAGGCGATGTGCTTGTGCCAAAGGTGACAGTGTATTATGACGGTGCACTTGAACCAGCGGAAATGTATGCAGCCATTGAGAAGTCCCTGAATGAGTTTATCGCCAACATAGAGTTTGACGGAGCTGTGTACGTCCAGAAGATAGTAGATGCCATACAGCGAACCGAACACGTCACGGACGTTTACATCGACAACAATGCTTCAGACCACCAGGGGATATTCGTGGCCATGTATGATGACGACAACAACCTGATTGAAGTCGGAGACCCCGGCTCAAAGAATTATCTTAGCCGAGTTTCGCGCTTCTTCATTCCCAACAGCGGCTACCTCAAGCAAAGCACAGGAGCTGGAGTAGAAGAAGACATACCGACATGGGAGCAGTCAATAACCCTGAAGATTGAGGAAACCGAATGAAACGGTACTTCATAAACTTCGACAAGACCATAAACCAGCTCGTCCCCCACTACCTCGGAGGGCGCAAGCTGATTCTGTTCCTGCAATCCCTGATGAAGCCGTTGCAAATCCTAAGCGACTCGTTTTCAGAATGGGCAGACGAAACCCGGATTGAGGCTTCCATGACATCGCAGGTGTTCAAGCTCGAATGGTTTCTGAACCGCAAATTCAAAAAGTATTTCGCAGACCAGTCGCAGTCAATCTATATTCGTAACGCATCAAAGCACGGCGTGCCAGTGTATCATCAGAACGCAAGCATACCCGACAGCGACAACCTGCTGCTAAGGACTGCGGAAGAACCTGAAACAGACACCGCAAAGCTGTCATTCCAGAACGAGAACACGGAGCAGGACAATACCAGCTTCACGGTTTACTCCCCTGCCGTCCGCAAAGACATGATAACCAAGGAGGCATACGAGGCTATGCTTTCCTACTGGATTGACAGATACCGTACAGCAACAAAGACATACAAAATCATAACAAACAGCAAATGAAGGAATTTAGTTCGCAGACCGGAGGTCGCTACACATACGTTGATGACATCATGAACCTTCAGGACCTTGCCCTCGCCTTTGGCAGCATATTCGACCCTGACGACAATTTCGTCGTGTCGGGCTGCGAGCTTATCGGCGGCAAGCTGACTGAAAGCTATGTCTGGCTGAACGGCAAGTTGCGCCACTTTGATGCCACGGACTGGACTTCCGGGGCAAAGTATATCTGCGAGGTCAACACGGAAGAGATCGTGCCATACGCAAACGGGGACTCAAAGGTCGGCAGAAGCAGTTATGGCTGTGCACTGACAGATTCGTTCCCTTCAGGCTTAAAATGCATCTCTGTCGATGCCAACGGCGTGGCCAAGCGTTTCCGCGAGGCTTTCTTCGGCAAGTACGCGCTGCTTCTCGACAGCGTGAAATCAAGCCAGGAAGTAAACACAGCTGTCAAGTTCAACCGAACCGTATCAGTCGCAAACACGCTGACATCCAATGACCAGATACGTATCATCAAAGGCAATGCAACAGGAACTTTCTATTACGAAGGCGACACGTTGCGCATAGAGTCTTCGATAAAGGGCGGCAAGACATATCGTTTCGGACTATCCGACAACGACGGCTTACTTTTTCAGGTGAACGGCTTGACTGTGTTCCTGATTAGTGACACTCTTTGCTCAATCGCCAAGCCAGTAGAAGTGCCAAGCATCGAAGCTGGGAATATCACAGTAACCGATGACAAGATATACAACTCTGGGTCAAGCGTAGATTCCGGAGCGATAAACATCAATGTCGTAGGATACAACGGAGAGAACCGGTTTGCCAGAACAACCCGCATCGGAAACGGAAAAGGCGGCACAATGATAGAGACTGACGGCAAATCAAATACCGTCTCCATAACCGCAAGCACAATATTCTATTCTTCAGCAGCTGCCGGTATAATCCTACGGAGTGAGCTGGCGAAAACAAACACATCGATGTCAAAGCTGGTGTACTGGCGAGACTCAAACAACGACAACTGCGCGTCTCTGGGCTTCCCTATATCATCAACAAAGGTGTTCCGCTTGGAGAACCTTCTTGGCGACATCGAAATCAACGCGGTCAATGCAGTCAACTGTTCCCCGGTCATCAAGGAAAACGGAGTACTGCTTACCGAGAAATATGTCACAAAAGACTACTTCAGCCAAGAGAACGACAAGAAAGCCAATGCAAGCGATGTCTACGACAAAGCATCTGCCAACGAGACATTCGCAGCCAAGAACAGCGGCCTCGCCCAGTTCGTAAGCACAACCAAAACCAAGGACATTCTCTGCGGCGAAATTGGGGCTGCAACCACAACAGACTTCGGGAAATGTGCCTTGAAGGAGCAGTATCTCGCGGACATGGCAATAACCGATGAGGACAAGAAGAAAATCCGCACCAACATCGGGGCTGTTTCAGCTGACGAGGTACAGAAGCCGCTGACAGATACTGGCTGGGTTGCAATCGTTGACAAGGCTGGCAGGTCTGGTCTTTATGCACGGCAGATAGGCAACATTGTCTGCATACAGGGGACGGTGAACACGATACATGAAGGCACGGTCTTTACTCTTCCAGCATCAATCAATCCGCCGAAATACACGGTTGGCTACCATGCACCGATGCAGAAAGGCTGGAATTGGTGCTGCAAGATAACCGGCAACAGCAAAGAGTGCCAAGTCGTATACTGCGATGCACATGGCTACGAAGTTCCTTTTTCAATGACATATATGGTATAACAATGAAAATCTACACAGGAATACGTGATTTCAGAAATACTGAAAAGACAGAGCGAGAAGAGGCTGCAAGAAGAACTCGAGAAAAAGCCCGCGCCGAAGCGCAAGCGAGGGAGGCCGAAGAAAGTAATCGACCCCAATGCACCGAAACCGAGGAAACGCAAGCCGGGCCGGCCGAGGAAGCGGAAGAAGCGCAAAGACCCAAACGCAAGAAAGCAAAGAAGAGCGTTTGAGGAAACGAGGGTCGGGTATTATCTGATGTACGAAGCCCCTCTCGAGTACCAACTGATATACGAGTGCAATACAGCCGGAACCCCATCAGCCGATCTAATCGAGCAGGTGGGGTACGGCTCTCTCAATCCTCTGTTCAAGAAGCCAAAGTTCCGCAAAGCCCTGAAAGAATACAGAGAAACCGGCCTCTATCCGAAAAATCCAAAGGCATCTGGAGCAAATACGGAATTGTACTACATGAGGGTGCGCAAGGCCGCCGAAAAGAGTATGACAGCAATTTAGACACAACCGACTTTACGTCAGCTACATAAATGCAAGGCCATTGCTCTCAACTCGCAGTCTTGCGTATAATTTTCCACGTCAACCCTGTTGCAAGATACAAAATGGTTGACTAACTTTGCAAGACAACCAATATATCAACTATGGGTTATATAGCAGACGTTACCGAACACTATTTTTCAACCACAACCCCAGAACAACAAAAACGCGACTGGGAGGAATTGAAGAAATACAACGTTGGCCCAGACATTCTGGACGTAATCAATAACTATGGCAAAGAAACTCAGTTTCTAATACCGTACAGAACATATTGCCACGAAAACATTGTTTCTTTGTCCAGCTCTATAGTCCGATACTTCAATGATGACGAATTATACCTATCGGCCTGATTTTCAACATTATGTCTCAAAATCATTGCCCATAATCCAGCAAATGGCTAATTTTGTCGATGATTTATTTCAGCAGCTATGAGCCTTAAACCAATCAAATACAGACATAAGCAGCAATGGTTGAAAAACCACAACAAGCACCTTTTCAAACTCAAAGTACGCAGTAGGGATATTCGGAGAAGGAAGCACAAACGTTTTTTGGGAATGAACAAGGAAGAGCGCAAGCAGCTTAGAATTATGGACAGCTATAGAGATTTTGTCCGAATTTATGCACCAACTAATTTTTCGCTAATAGAAAACCCTCTTGAAACACTGGGGTTTATATCAAAACTAGAGAATTGCTTTAAGAACAAGTCCAAAGTCTTTGTTCGTTTACGCAATGTCGAACACATTGAAGATGGTGCATTAGTTGTATTGCTCTCATCATTAATCAAATTCAGGTCACACAATATTGACTTTAATGGAGATTTTCCTAAGAGCACCAAAGCTGACAAGCGTCTTAAAGAGTCTGGCTTTTTCAACGAGCTATTCAATATGAAGCGTTTCGAGGTCAAAGACTCATACGATATTGCAAGACGTAGTATATTCACGCACGCAAGCAAAATCGTCGATACAAAATTGTCAGCAAACTTAATACGCCAAATTAGCAAAAAGATCTGGGGACAAGAAAGACGATGCCTTGGCGTACAAAGGGCATACATAGAATTAATGCAAAACACGAACAATCACGCTTCTCTACACAAACAAGGGGAACATTACTGGTGGACGACAGTAAGTTATGATTGCGAAAGAAAAGTAGCGTGTTTTTCATTCATTGATTACGGCATTGGTATCATAAATAGTATTACGACCGATAATCGAAGCAAACTCCACAAAATATTCAGCCAATTCAGGAACAAATTCAATGGGAAAAACGACTCCGAACTCCTTGAACTATTATTAAAAGGAGACATACATTCAATAGGTCTGGCACATTCCTCCACTCGAAAATACTTTCGCGGCAAAGGATTGCCTGGTATTTACAACGCTTGCAAAGACAATAATTTGTCGAATCTCGTTGTTATATCCAATAAAGCAATGGCAGAAGTGTCCGAGGATAAGTACACCCTATTGGATAAAAATTTCTCTGGCACTTTTGTCTATTGGGAAGTAAACACGAATAACACAAATCTACCAATATCATGTCGTTAACGATAAATATCGCTGAAGATTTCAGCCCAATCCCAGGTGCTCGATACCCCTCGGAAGGGGATTTTTCCGGGGAGGAATTTCGCACAAATATATTGGCACCTAAACTAAAAGAAGCTATTGCCAATTCAGAAATCCTTGTTATAAACTTAGACGGATCGTGTGGTTATGGAACGTCCTTTCTCGAAGAGTCCTTTGGGGGGCTCATACGAACAGATAAGCTCGAATTATCAGACATTCATAAACATATAAAGTTTATTAGCAACGATGATCCCGCGTATATTGAAGAAATTGAGTCATATTTATCAGACGCTGACAAAAAAGAGAATAGCTAAGGGAGGCCTGCTCGCTTTTATAGGTTCTGTCTTTGGGTTCGTACTCGCCAGGCTTCCAATTAGCGAAGCAATCTCATTGTCATGCCAAATATCATTGTCAGACATATTGACGATGATAGTAAGCGTGTTATTAGCACTATATGTTGCTCATGTATTGGAAAAGGATGTTCATGATTCTCAACTGGGCAAACAGATGTACTTAGACAGGATTCACCAAAATGAAGAGGTTCTTTTGTCTTTGGAAGATTATGTACATACTAAAACAGTTATATTAAATCGAGTATCTAGTTTGTTTCACCGATATAGAAGCAGACAAACATCCATACACAATGCCTTAAAAGGAAGAGTTGACGACTCCAATCTCATGGATAGAATTAAAAAATTAGAACACGATACGTCAAAACTCAAAAGATTGCTCACAGACACCCCAATTAAAGATTCTGACAAATTAGATGTCGAGGTGATTGGCGGTGTTATTAAATATTCAGAAGTACAATTACGCAGAATATCAAGTTACATTGCCAATATTGATAATCAACTATTTGATTTGAGGCATACAGTCAACGACCTGCTATAACCCATTAATCCCAGAGAATTTCAAGTTCCGCCAAACAGCTGTTGCTTGTATCTGAATTTTTTTTCGTAGCTTTGCAGTATAATTGAAGCGCAGCACAACTGCGCCCGTACATCTTCCCCATACCAACATTCTTAATTCTATTGCTCGATGAAAGATTTTCGAGTGTCTGTCAGGAAATTGACGGACGAAGGACTCATGCGCGAGGCGTGTGAGTGTACTTTCTTGGGGACAAGCAGACAATCGTTGCTCTCCATTTACAAGTCTGAACATTCGCCGGTACGCACCCAGATGTTCTGGATAAAGCTGACCAACATTCCTCTGTTCATTGCCACTCATCTGATTCGCCACCATGTAGGCTCGACGCCGTTTCAGCTTACCTGCCGTGATGACAGAACTGGCGGCAACCCGAATCTCATTGCCAAGGTTGACGAGATAATCGAGAAGCTGGCAATGCTCCAGAACATGACGAATCGCACAAGCTACAGCGTGCAGCAAGACCTCATCAAGACGGTCATAGAGCGTTGCGAGTGGCTGAAGGAGAACGCAGACCGCTACACACCTGTCAACCTCGGTCTTTGCCTGAACGCCCAGTCCCTCATAGACATGGCCAAGCTGCGTCTCTGCACCGGTTGCGCTCACCCTGAAACAGTCTGTGTATTCCAGGCCATAAAGGACGAAATCGACAAAGTTGACCCGGACTTGGCTTCAGTAATGGTACGCAAGTGCGTCTACCGTAACGGCCTTTGCGGCGAGCCAAGATGCTGCGGCTTCAACTGCACGGAGGCTTTCGCAAACGAGCTGGGAGCATATCACCAGAACTTTTCCAACAGACAGATAGGACTGAATACCGATATATGATGAAAGTAAGAAAACGAGACGGACGCTATGCGGATTTCGACGCAGGACGCATACGCAAGGCGGTCAATGCTGCAAGATGTGAAGTGAAGAGCGATGACTTGTTCTTGCTGGATATTGTCGTGAACGATGTTGTTTCTCGCTGTCACGACGGCATATCCGTTGAGGAAATACAGGACTTGGTCGAAGGCTCGCTGATGGCTTACGGCAAGCCTGAAGTCGCCAAGGCATACATACTCTACAGGGACAAGCGCACCAAGGCAAGAAGCAGTGCCAGCGACCAGATAATCGCGGACATCATCGCTGCCAAGAAGAACGACGTGACACGCGAGAACGCCAACATGAACACAGATACGCCGGCTGGAATGATGATGAAGATTGCCAGCGAGCGGTCTAAGGAACACGTTGTCAACTACCTGCTCTCTCAGGACACGCTCGACCTCATGTCAGCGAACATCCTGCACGTTCATGACATGGACTACTACCCCACACGTTCATTGACCTGTGTGCAAAGCCCGGTTGACAAGCTGCTCAACGGCGGCTTCAAGGCCGGTCATGGAGAATCTCGTCCAGCCAAGCGCATCGAGACCGCCAGCATCCTTGCTTGCATATCCCTCGAGACCACGCAGAACGAGCAGCACGGAGGCCAGGCCATTCCAGCCTTTGACTTCTACCTTGCGCCGTTTGTTCGCCTGACATACATAGAGGAAGTCAAGAAAGCCGAATCGCTGCTGGGTCGGAAATACGAAAGTCTCTACCACAAGGACATTCCAGACTATATCACGAAAGAAGAACCGCTGGACTGCAAGTCTCCGAGCGAAGAAAATGTCATGGCGTGGGCTATCAACCAGACCGTATGCCGGGTGCATCAGGCTATGGAGGCTTTCATCCACAACATGAACACTATCCATTCTCGCGGCGGCAATCAGGTAGTATTCAGTTCCCTCAACTACGGAACAGACACTTCAGCCGAAGGTCGTTGCATAATCCGCGAACTCCTTAAATGCACCTATCAGGGCGTAGGCAACGGCTCGACAGCGATATTCCCCATTCAGATATGGAAGAAGAAGCGCGGCGTGAACTACCTGCCTGGAGACCCGAACTACGATTTGTTCCAGCTGGCGTGCAAGGTGACAGCCAAGCGGTTCTTCCCGAACTTCCTGAACCTCGACGCTACATTTAACCGCAGCAAGGAATGGAAAGCAGACGACCCCAAGCGTTACGAACACGAAGTGGCAACGATGGGTTGTGTTGATGGCCAGGAAGTCGTAACCTGGCGAATTGAAGGCAAAGTGTATGTGTCTTCCATAAGCAGATTTTGGAAGCAGATGGAGAAACATAACACCGTACACAGCGCCAGCAAAGAGGGTTTCAATGATGGCGAGTTCATCAACTTGAACGGTGTGGAAATCCAAGACTCCAACAATTTTGTAGAATGTCTGCGAGTCATCAAGAATCCTGATAAGGGAGACTGGATGAAGGTAACGCTAAGCAATGGACGTGTCCTAACTGTGACATCAGACCACCCGTGGACTGTAAACAACGAGGTCGTTCTGACCAAAGATTTGAAAATAGGAGACAGCATCGCCCTTACAACAGTTCAGCTTGTAGGTTCATCTCATTTCAATGTAAATGAAGATATGGCATGGCTGATTGGCTTCATCTTATGCGACGGCTGTTACGACGGCCAAATGATGAGTACAATCGGATTAGATGAAAAGGACATTCGAGACAAATACTGCCATGTGTTCTTAAATTCAGTTCACAGCAGAACTATAGTGCGCGAACAACATCGTGCAAAAAAGGGAGACTACTATGAACTAAAGAACTATGATTATGGTGAAGGACGAATTTCCAAATTCCGCCGACGTCTCATTTCGGAGTTTGGAGGGGTCAAGAAAATTGACAGACAGATCCCCTCATGGGTGTTCAATGCTCCTACTCCTATTCGCGCATCGTTTCTTGCCGGGATGATGGATGCTGATGGGTATATCAACGCAAATAGAGACAGAGCAAAATGTCAAATCGGAAGCATAAACAAGGCATTAGCCATCCAAACAATGCTATTGGCTCAATCGCTTGGGGTGCCGGCAAAAATGTACGAAAACCACTATTGCTCCTCGCGTCCTTCAGCAGTGAGATATAGAATTGAGTTCGATGCTTTTTCAGAACTGACCAAGCACATGGTCAGCGCAAAGAAAAAAGCGAAATACACATCAAGCCATACGCCTATTCCGTTTGAGTTCGGAGAGGTGACTAAAATTGAGCATCTCGGATTCCGTGACAGATGCAGCTACGACGTGACAACATCGAGCGAGCATTTCACAGTGAGTGGTGTAAGAAGCCATAACTGCCGCACCCGAATATTTGAAGACCGCTTCGGTCGCAAGACTTCTATCGGCAGAGGCAACCTTTCGTTCTCGACAATCAACCTCCCTGGACTGGCACTGTCGGTTATGGATAAGCCTGAAGCTGAACGTATCGAGCAGTTCTTTGACAAGCTGAAAAACGCCATCGACATCACGGGCAAGCAGCTGAATGAGCGGTATGAGTTCCAGTGTACGGCATTGGTCAAGCAGTTCCCGTTGCTGATGTCTGGAATGTGGATGGAATCGGAGAACCTTAAGCCCAACGACGAGGTGCGCGAAGTCCTGAAGCACGGTTCTCTTGGCGTAGGTTTTATCGGTCTGGCTGAATGTCTCATCGCCCTTTGCGGACATCATCACGGAGAGTCAGAAGAAGCGCAGAAACTTGGACTGCGGATAATCGGCTTCATGAAGGAGCGAGTTGCAGAACTTTCAGACAAGTACGACCTGAACTATTCTGTATTCGCCACGCCGGCTGAAGGACTGTCAGGCAAGTTCACCAAGAAAGACCGCGCCAAGTACGGCATCGTCAAGGGTGTGACGGACAAGGACTACTACACCAACTCCAACCATGTGCCAGTGTACTATCATTGCAGCGCAGACCACAAGGCGAAAGTGGAAGCCCCCTATCATGAACTGACGAGAGGCGGACACATCTTCTATGTTGAAATGGATGGCGATGCCACTCATAATGTCGAGGCAATCCATGACATCGTGAGACTTGTAGACAAGTACGACATCGGGTACGCAAGCGTCAACCACAACCGTAACCGTTGTCTTGACTGCGGCTACGAGGACGCGAGTAAAGACCTCGAAACTTGCCCCGAGTGCGGAAGCCATAGAATCGACAAACTCCAGCGCATCACCGGCTACCTCGTCGGCACAACAGACCGCTGGAACTCAGGCAAACTCGCAGAACTCAAAGACCGTGTGACGCATGACTGACGAGATGCTGTATGTGGCCAAGATAGTCAAGTCCACCTCGGCTGACGGACCGGGACTGCGAAACAGCCTGTACGTTTCAGGATGTCTCTTGCATTGCGAAGGATGCCACAATAAAGCGTGGTGGGACAAAGAGTCTGGAGAGTTGAAATCCGTCCAGGAAATTTACGATGAACTGACGCAAGACGACTTCAACATATCTATTCTGGGAGGCGAGCCACTGATGCAGTACGAGGGCATTTTGTCGTTGTGCAAGGCCATCAAAGCCAACACCGGGAAAGACATCTGGATGTGGACTGGCTATCCCCTCGAACACGTCAAATTGTACTATCCTGATATACTGCGGTACATCAATGTGATAGTGGACGGACCGTTCATAAAGGCTATGGCAAAACCGAACCTGAAATGGAAAGGTTCGACAAACCAGCGAGTAATTGCGTTGATATAAACACGATTTCTGCCAATCGTAATATATCATAAAGAAAATTTTTATCCGTCTGTAATATAGCGATTTACGTCCTTATAATACAGACGGACGAATTTTTTGCCGATAAAACATTTGCACAGCTCGAAATTTTATCACTAACTTTGCCGCCGAAACCAGACACGATCATAGAGATGATTAAAAAGGAAGGCTCTTTTGAAGTCCATGAAGAAAGAGCCGGAATCCAAGAGCTTATAGGTTCTGTGGACGACCTTCCGGAAGGAAAGTACAAGTTCGTCATATACGACGACAAGAAGAACCGCTCTTTACCTCAGCTGAAGTATCTATTCGGGGTTGTGCTGAAGACAATATCAGACCAGCTCTCCAGCCACCCCCCGGTAGATGCCCTATACAGGTACTTCGAGGAAGTTTACGCTCCCTTGCATACCTGTGAGATTCAGGGGGAGAAGTATGAATACCTCGACCTCAAAAATGAAAAGTCAACTGAGATGAGTAATGTTATTGACGATATTATTCATCACGCCGCCCAAGAATGGGGTATCGCCGTTCCTGACAGGGATAGCCTGAGGGATGCGGAGGCTACAGAAGCCTACATCGGCGCATACACAGAAATGTGGCGGAATCTTCCAAACAAACAATAACATTACCAACTTCATGAGTAACAACGAACAAGACACTCTGAAAAGATCAATCTACGACGTATTTGCAGCGTCCCAGGAAACACTGACAGAAGCCAAGGACAAGCACAAGAGCGAGCAATCGACTTCCGTGGAACGTATGCGCTTCGACAAGGAAGGCACATTCCCCATCCGCATACTTCCCCTCGCTCCAGTCTTTGACGACGAGGGCAATATGCTCCCCATGGACCGAAAGGGCTACGAATACCCGATCAAGGAACAGCTTCTGAAAGTTGTAGTAGGCAAGGATGACAAGGGTGCAGACAAGGTGAAGTACCAGTCCGTATGCCATATCAAGAACATCTTTCCCGACCTCAAGACAGACCTCATCGACCTCTACGTCAACCTCGCGTGCGAAATGTACGGCAGCAACGACAAGCTGTGCGACAAGCTGCGTTCCAACAGCTACAGCGGAGGCCTGAAGTACGACCGCAAACGCTACTGCTATGTCCTCGACCTGTCAGATCGCGCCAAGGGCATCAAGCTGCTCGGGCTTTCATACAGCCAGTACAAAGACCTCGAGGAGCGCAAGCTGGTACTGTGGTCAAAGCTCCAGCAGAAGAATCCGAAAGCCATGTGCCCTATCTGCTCTGTCAACGGTGCATACCCTGTGGAGGTGACACGTAAGAAAGAAGGCCCGAAGACCGAGTATGCCATCAACATCGATGTCGTTTCAGGCACAGATGAACTTTCAGAGACAGAGTTGAACGCACTGTTTGAAGCACCGCGCTTGCCCGAAGTCCTCTACAAATACCGCCGCGTCCACCTCGAAGCAACGATTGAATATCTGAAGCAGATTGACGAGAAGTACGGCATCAACGTAATGGACCGCAAGGAAATCAAAGAGTGCATCGAACAGATAAGCCTCAAACTTCCTTCAGACGACCAGACGCATTGGACCGGAGGAGACCGCGACAAGGACGACAATGAGTCTTCAGCACAGACCATCGAAGAACTTTGGGACGCATACGATGCCCTTGAAGCGGCCGGCATAGACGACCGCAGCGAGGACGGACAGTCTTTGCGCGTGGAAATCCGTGAATACATCGATGCGCACAACCTCGACATCCGTGTCAGCAGAAAGAAATCCAACCTCGATCTGCTTCAGGAAATCGACAGCATCGAAGGAAGCAAGCGCAACCGCGATGACGAGGAAGACGATGAGGACGACAGTATGCCAGCTGAACCAGCTTTGGAAGAATCGAAGGCTGATGAGCCGGAAGATGCTGAAGAAGATGCTCCTGCATCCGAACCCGAGGAAGACGAGGACGATGAAGACGAGCCGGCAATTCCCTCGCGCCGTCGTTCACGCAACGATGACACCAACGAGCCGGCAGCACGCTCTGACCGCCGCGCAGGACGACCGATGCGCCGCCGCTAACTGAACTAACCGACAACATAATACATCAATCCGGGCATGGTTGCTACCATGCCATGCCCGGCTACATTCCAACCAAGTATGAGACAAATCAAGCAGGCAGAGCCATACGCGCTGCTAATCAACGATATACACGTTGGCAAGGACAACATTCCGGAGTTTCAGAAGAACTGGGATGAGGCCTTGGATATATGCGGCGAATATGGAATATCCAAAATCATTGTGGGAGGCGACCTGTTCAAGTCACGCTCTTCCCAGTCTCTCAACGTGCTTATGGCAGTGCGTCAGGCGATACAGACAACGGTGAAAGCTGGAGTGAAGCTGATACTCGCCAACGGCAATCATGACCTTGTAGACCAAGAAGCGACTTTGGGGTATTGCCACGTATTCAGCGAATATCCGGGCGTAGAGGTTGTCAATGGTTCGTATGCAGAGAATCTCGACAACGGCTTAACCTTCGTGGTCATGAGATATTTCCCTGAAGACACAGTGTTCGACAAGGAGTTCGACAAGGTATGCCAGCTTCTTCCACAGCCCGACTATCGCTCCAAGACAATACTGTACCTGCACGAAAGTATAAGCGGAGCAATCGCCACAGCAAGCGAGAAGGAACTGCCAGCCTCGATGTTCAAGGGCTTCATGAAAGTTCTCGTAGGCCATTACCATGACCGGTGCAAAATCAAGGGGACTTCAATAGAGTACATCGGAGCATCTCGTCAGCACAATTTCGGAGAGGATGAGGAAAAGGGCTACACAATAATGTACATGGACGGCTCAACGAAATTCATCAAGAATACAATCAACACCAGATACTGCACTGTGGAGATTGATGCCAGCGAGATGACAGACGCCCCCGAACTGGTATCACAAGCCATCGAGAGCGGTCATAAAGTCCGTGTCAAAATCAACGGCTCGGCCGACAAGGTAAAACAAGCAGACAAGCAGAAGCTCATAGACCTCGGAGCGACCAAGGTTGAAGTCGTTTCCGACATTGAACTTACAGAAACCCACAGCCGGGATTTCGACACCAAATACGATAAGGCCGGACTCAAGAAGGAATATTCCGAGTTCTGCCGCCAAAAGGACATACAGGAGATAGAAACAGGATTGAAGTACCTCGACAAAATAGACGCATCATGTGGACTCTGAAGAAAATACACGCTGAAGGCCTGTGTGCCTTTCATACGCTCGACTGGGAGCTGCCGCAGGGTATCACCACCCTCATATTCGGCGACAACCTCGACAACGACTCCCAGCGTTCCAACGGCTCGGGAAAATCGGCTCTGATAGAAGCCATCGCCATAGGCCTTATAGGCGACCCTCTGCGCAAGGCTACAATCAATGACATAATAAACGACGGCATGGACGAGACCATAGTGTCTCTCGAAATGCACAACGCTGCGGAGAACCTTACAATGGTGATAGACCGCAAGTTCAACCGCAAGTCCCCTCAATCAGTCGAGGTGACTGTCAACGGAGAGAAGATTGCACAGCCTTCAGTGGGAGACTATAACAAGTACATTCTCGACACAATAGGCCTGTCTCGCGAGGACCTCGTTTCCAGCTTCGTGCTTTCAGAGAACAAGTACATCTCGTTCCTCTCAAGCCGCGACACAGCCAAGAAGGAACTCATCAACCGCTTCAGCAACGGCATAATGGTTGATGAGGCTATTGCAGCTGTAGAGGAAGACATCGCGCCGGTAAAGCAATCGCTGGCTGAAGCCGAAAGCAAGGTCTCTTTCCTGTCTGGCCAAGTCGATGCGCTTGCTGAACAAATCGACTCCCTGGCCAATGAGGCGAGTGCAGCCGAATCGAGAAAGGAGGAACAGATTCAAACTATCCAGCAGTCTATAGCCAACCACCGTGCGTCAATCCGTTTGGCCAACGAGCGGATAAAGGAAATCGATGAGGACTGGGGTAAAGTTGAAACGCTCGAGAGCAAGTTCAAGGACATAGAAGAAAGCAACCTCGACTTTGAGAGTGCATACAAACGCATCGCTTCAGTTTGGGACACTGCTCTGCTTGGCGAACTGACAGACAGCACCCAGCACATCGCTTCAATCCGCGCAACGATAAATGAACTTCTGAACAAGCAGGCACAGCAATCGAAGATAATCGCAAAACACGAATCTTCAGTTGCAGAACTCAAGCACATACTGAACGGCGCAATAAGCGACCACAAGAACTGCAAGGACAAGAACTCCGAGGAAGCCATCGCTATCCAAAAGCAAATCGATGGCTGGAAGTCGGCAATAGCGAGCAGCCTACAGACTGTCAACGAACTGCTTACGCGCAAGAACAAGGCAACACGGTACATCAGTAATCTCCAGCAGCAACTGGCAGGGTCTATAAAGTGCCCGAACTGCGGTCATAAGTGGGTAGTTGCCAGCGAACAGCCTATCGATGAACTGAAGTCATCGCTGGAAAAAGCCCAAAAGCGTATGTCTGAAATCGAGGCTGAAATATCGAAAGCCACCGAATCCTCAGACAAGGCGAAGGCTCTGATACAAGAGGCAAACTCCAAGTCTGTCGTTCTTGACGAGGAGGTGACGGAGAAAGCGCAAGCTGTTTCCAAGGCACGCAAGAATCTCGCCGACATCGAGGCGGCATTGAACCGCGCAGTTTTGGAAGAGCAGGACAACGAGATGAAACTCAAACGTTGTCAGGAAAAGCTAAGCATGGCACGCACAACCATGTTCGACACCGTGTTCGATGCTGTAGATAATGCTATCAACGGTTTCGACAGGGACACTAAAATCCAGGAGAATGACATCGCCGCCCGCAAAGGCACAATCAAGTCGCTCGAACTGTCGCTGAAGGAAATTGAGGAAACATCGCCCCTCGATGCCGTTGCTCCGCTGAAAGCGTCCCTTGAAGCCAAAAGCAAGGAACTGGCAAAAGCTACTGCCCATAAAGATGACGTAGAACAGGAACTGCAACGACTGACCACCCAGGAAACTCGCTTCAACGAGTTCAAGACCTATCTGGCCAACACCAAAATCGCAGCCCTGTCACAGATAACCAACGAGTTCCTTGAGCAAATCGGTTCTGACATACGCATATCTTTCTCAGGCTACACTATTCTTAAGTCAGGGAAGATACGCGACAAGATTTCAATCGCCCTGCTGCGTGACGGCATCGACTGCGGCGCTTTCGGAAAGTTTTCCAAGGGCGAGCGCACCCGCGTTGAACTCGCCACGATACTTGCCCTCCAGAAACTGACCAACATGAGCTGCCCTGAAGGGAAGGGACTTGACCTGCTTGTGCTGGACGAAATCCTGGAAGCTGTTGACGAGGACGGTCTTGCCGCAATATTCGAGGCTCTCAACGGCCTGCATCTGACATCTCTGGTGGTAAGCCACGGCAACATCGCCGAGAACTACCCCCACAAGTTAATCATCCACAAGAAAAACGGTGTATCATTCATTAATGGAAATCAAGCATGAGAACAAGAGACAACTGACCCGAAACGAAGTGCTTGCGCTGGACGTGGCGACCCACACAGGCTACTTTTCACTCCATGGTCGCGGAACATGGGATTTCACGGAATCCCTGCGGAGAAACAACAACAAGCAGCACAAGGCTTTCCGCGACACGTTGATAGAGTTCATAACCGAGAACAATATTCGCCAGCTGGTAATGGAAGATGTCAGCGCCGGCTCGTCCAAGGGCGGCTTCAAGTCGTCCGTAAAGCTGTCGGAGTTCCGTGGCATCGCCTTCGAGGTCTGTGATGAGCTTGACCTGCCGGAGCCGATACTGATAAACCCCAAGTCCGTGAAGAAATGGGCAACCGGGAACGGAAACGCGACAAAGGAGGACATGGTGAGGCTCTGCCGTCTGCGCTGGAAGACCGACCCGGTCGATGACAACGAGGCCGACGCCACCCACATCTTCTTTTACTACATCAGGAAATTCAACTTATAACACGAAATTGACATGAGTATAGCAAGAAGGCGCAGACGCGCCGCCGACAAGCATTTCACCGTGCTGTCCGAATTGCTGATGGACTTCTACCGGTTTCTCGAGAAAACCCCGAAGCCGGCAGACGATGAAGTCCGCGCCGAGTTCAAATACAGGAACGGCAAGTGGAGACACTACTGCGTTGCCAATAAATTGAATGACGTTGCATCTGATTTGTTCACCAAAGAAGTTGCGGCGTCATGGAGGAAACGCTACACTGCGGACAGCCCAAAGACCGGGAAGTAGACCCTGAGGTTATCGCACAAAGGCGGAAGCTGTTCGACGAGTATGTCATGCCGTTCCTCAACATGGTATATTCCCTGACGAGGAAGTACAGCAGCCACCCGTCGCACGTCCAGGAGAACTACACCCAGGTGCTTTCGACGCTCTACCGTGGCATAAACACCTACAATCCCGAAAGACCTATCCGTACTTGGCTTCACATCTGTACCAAGCGGAAGGTCTTCGAGATTGAGAGGAACAGGAACAGGTACGAGAACTCAATCGATGACTCGCACGATGTCTACCTGTTGGCCGACGATGAAATTGAAGGAGACCATGTCTCGAGCAACGCCATGTGCATTGCGAACTATAGGGAACTCTACAACGACGACATCCTTGCCGTGATTGACTCGATGACCCCTATCCACAGAGATGCCCTGCTCCTTCAGCTGGAAGGCCATTCCCTGAAGGAGATTGCAGAAATTGAACGGAAGAAAGGAACGCTGGAATCAGGCAACATCGACACCATAAAGAGCCGGCTGTTCCTCGCCAGGCAAAAACTCAAGAAAGAACTCACACGAGATGGAATACGCAGAACACACAAGGCAGACGAAGAAAGTCCTGCTGACGATGATACGGAAGATGATTGACCCGGCTTTCAAGTTTTCAGAAGGCGCGTCAACCACACGGGCGTTGGGCAAGTTCATAGGCGCGGTGGAAGCAGCTTTCGGAACAATCACGCCCGAGCGGTTGGTGGATGTCTGCGTGTTTGCGGTGCATCGGGTCAGGAATGTAGGATGGAATATCAAGACCGCCTTCAGCCCGAAGGTGGTAGGCTCATTCCAGACTGCTCTGAACGGACACAAATACTACGAAGATGTGTGGCTTAAAGAGCATGGTCTGTCCCGATTCTCGCTTGTCAACATGATTGCGGACAGACGAGAACATCCATTGGCAAAGTACATCTCTCCGCTGTCTGAAGAACGCACGAAACTGCGGAATCTCGGGCAGCGAGCAGGGTATGTCATCTGCCAAGTATCTACGCTTGGTTGGAGTCCTCAGTCAAAAGCGTGCGAGCAATGTCCTTTCACCTCGGAGTGCAAGACTGAGACTAATCGTAAATACCCCGAACTTTACAGACTAAGAACACAACATGGCAATTAAAAAAGACCCCCAGCTTCTGACAGACGACTTTCTGCTCGACTTGTATCAGACAAGCCGTGAAGACAACTATGTGCTGAAGGCCCTGGCTGAAAACATCGAACTCAACTATCTGCCTGACAAATATTTCCAGGAGTTCCACAAGCATATAGTGGATCGCTACCGTAAGACAGGTAGTTTCCCAGCCTTCAGCAGCCTCCTGCAAACCTTCAAATCGAACAATGGCGTAAGGGCATTGGTAGAAGACATCAGCAATGCAAACAAGCTGAACACAAAAGAAGCCTTGTTGCAGCTGGAAGACTACATACGTCAGGTGCGTTTCCAAAAGGCCTTCAGCGAGGCAGGGGACGCATACAACAAGGACGGAAGCAAGCTCGCAGTTGACAAGATGATGGACTTTGCAGACTGGTCGTCGAGATTCAGCCTTGCACCGCCTGACTTTGTTGACGTGATCGAGCAATTCGGAGAACGGTTCCGCTCCAACAAGACCAAGTTCAACGACACCAACAAAATGCGTCCTGTGACACGGTTCTATATCGACGAGCTTGACAGGCGCAACAACGGAAGAAACCTCCGGGGACAGCTTACCTGCTTCCTCGCGCCGACAGGTGTGGGAAAGAGCCATATTGCCCGGTGGGTAGGTAAGTGCGCCTGTCAGGTTGACGGACTTAACGTGCTTCACATACAGCTGGAAGGCTCTGAAGAGGAAGCGTTCAACGCATACGCGGCTTCCATAATAAACTGCTCTACCTTTAGCTACGAAACCGGAAACATTGACGAGGGCAAGGTGAAGAGCATGGAAGAGGAACTCAAGGCCGTTACAGGCAAACTGTGCATCAAGTCATACCCCAAATTCGATGCGCACATAACCACTTCAGACATACGCCGCTGCATCATGAGCTTCAACGACAGGTACGACACGAAGCTGGACGTGGTAATTGTGGACTCTATAGACTTGCTTGACGACGTTGCCGCCAAGAGCAATCCACGGAAAGAGGAACGTATCAAGCGCATCAATGTGGCGAATGACCTGAAAGACTTGGCCACAGATGAGAACGTGTGGGTTGTCGGAACATATCAGTCCACCATCGAAAGCAAGGAATGGTTTGACGACGAGAGCAAGCTATTGACGGCCTACAACACAGCTGAAGCAAAAGGCCTTAGCCGTCCTCTTACGCATCTCATATCACTCAACCAGTCAAGCAGAGAAGCCAAAGAACATACCATGCGCATCCATGTGGCAAAGAGCCGATTCTTCGCTACAGGAGACGCTTTCAGAATCGCTACAGACTATGAACACGAAGCCTTCTATGACAGGGTTCGGACAATGAACATCAACAAAGTCAACTAAATCAACATCATGACAATCTCTCAAGAAGACAAGGACAACCTCATAAAAGAAATACTTGCGGAGACTCACGGACACCTGGATGGCTCCGGCAAGAACATAATCGTGCCTGTATGCCCGGCGTGCGGCAAGGACGGAGGCAAGTTCGGCATCTACATAGGCAACGAGACTGAACGTAAGAAACCGTTCATGTCCCATTGCTTCAAGTGCGGACACACCACAACAACGCTCGACCAGCTGCTCGACCTTTTGGGCAGGTCTGACCTCAAGATAACGGAGACAGCCAGCTTTGCTCCGCTCGAAATCCCAGATTTCTACAAGCTCGGCAGTGAAACGGAAATCGACGACGACCTTGTGATAGTCGATATGCCAGAAAGCTGGAAACGCTGCTACCGTAATCCTTACTTGAAAAGCCGGGGCTTTGAAGGCGACGACTACGACTATTTCCCGGTCGGCACTACCTGTCACCTCAATTTCAAGTTCGATGACTATGTGGTATTCCCGATAATAGACGCTGGAGACATAGTCGGCTATGTTGCACGCCACACTTGGTCGAAGCAGCTTATCGACGAGTACAACCAAGACGCGAAACGCCGTGGCAAATACCAGATACGCCGGTACAACAACAGCACCGAGAACGATTTCGTGAAGCTGCTGTACAACTACGACGCGATAATCGAAGAAGAGACCGACACGGCAATACTTTGCGAAGGGGTATTTGACGTGATTGCTCTGACACGGAAGTTCGACCTGTACGAGAACCACTGGATTGTCCCGGTGGCAACATTCGGGAAGAAGGTGTCGCAGACGCAGATATACAAGCTCCAGAGCAAAGGCATCAAAACCGTCGTAATCGGATATGACGGCGATGCACGCGAAGGAATCCTCAAGGCCGCAGACTCGCTCGAGGAATATTTCGATGTGTACATAGCCCGGATTGAAGACCCTGAAGCGGATTTCGACTCAATGGACTTCTGGGAACTGTACGACACCTTCAGCGGCAATCTCATGACAACACGCGAATACAGACTTCAAACAGTGCAATGCTTATGATACAAGGCCTATATGAATGGCTCGATGCCAACAAGATACAGTACAAGCCTGTTGATGACGAGACCGTAGAAATCATCGGGCTTGGCAAGGCGTATGTTCAGGACATGGATAATGTCAGCTCCCTGTTCAAGAAAGACAAGGACGACGAATATGTCTTCAACTGCACGCAATGCCCCGACGAACTCATGGAAGACGGCATCAACCATGTCATCTTCCAGTTCGGCGACAACTGGTACATACATGACTTGCGCAAGAAGTTTGCCCTGAACATCCTCAAGTATGTGGGAAAGCGCAAGCCGTTGGAGCATGACGTGCCGTTTGTCAATCTCGGGATTCATACACCATACGAGCTGTTGAACGGCAGCTTTATGCCACAGTCCTGGATTAAGAAAGCGAAGTATCTCGGACATACTGCGCTGGGAGTATGTGACCGCAACACAATGGCATCGCTGTTTGCCTTCCAGAAAGAGTGTGAAGCGGCAGCCATAACACCCGTATTTGGCTATTCGCTGACATTCACAGACGGAGACAATTCCGTTGGAGCAAAGGTGTTCGTCCAGACCCAACAAGGCCTGCGCAACCTCCTTCGCATACAGAAGTGTATTATGGTTGACAGTCCGGAACATACCATAGACATCACAGAACTGACAGAACGAGGCAATGGCAACGTACTGGTTCTCGACAAGTACTCTTCGCGGTATATCTATGAGAACCAGACAGTAATCGACAATCTGAAGGACAGCTTCGATAAGGTGTTCTATCAGGTTGACCTGTCGGAGTTCAAAGCCGAGCGCATCGACATACGAGTGTTGGAGGCGGCCAAATTCTACTTCGACAACCTGTACACAACCGAATGTGTGCCGCCAGTGCTGATATGCGACTGCTACTACCTCGACAAGGACGATGCCAAGAACAAGGTTATTCTGAACAAGATAGCTGAAGGAGCGGCACATGAGCAGAGCAACGACCAGTACTACAAGGATGCTGACGAACACTATGCGGTATTTGAGCAGCTGTTTGACAAGGAGAAATGGGACATCTACAAACTGTTCAGTGAATGTTGCGACGGCACTCTCTATATCGCAAAACACGCTGAAGCAAGGTTTGAGACCGGACGCAATTTCATGCCAGAATACGATATGACAGAAGATGAGAAGCGCAAATACGGGACGACCCACAATATGTTCAACCAGCTTCTTGAAGAAGGGTTGCAACGCCTTGTCCCGGCTGAAAAGCAGGAGGAATACCGCAAGCAAATGGAATACGAGAAGTACATCATCGAATCCACCAACAACGTCGATTACCTGCTCGTCCAGTATGACACCGTGAACTGGTGCAAGCGCAACGGAATCCTGACAGGATGTGGGCGAGGTTCTGCTGCCGGCTCACTGCTGCTCTACCTGCTTGGCATAACGCTTACAGACCCTTTGCGGTACAACCTCATCTTCGAGCGTTTCCTTCTTCCTGAACGAGCTGGGCTGTACCAGGCGGAGACAACAATAATCGGAGAGGACATAGAAGCCACGGAATATGTCGATGTAGAGCTGGAACACGGACACAAGATAAGGCTCGACAAGGACGCACGCCTGCTTGTACGGCGAGAAGGCAGCGACGCTCCAGTCAAGATATATGCAGATGAACTTAAGGCTGGCGACGACATTCTGTGGGATAACAAAGACGAACTATTCACAATCAACGAATTACAGATATGAATATAACATTGACAGAAGAGATGAAGCGAGCGATGGAGCTTATAAACTCCAGCAACCGCCCAATCTACATAACCGGCAAGGCAGGGACAGGAAAAACAACCCTCCTGCGCTACATAGTTGAGAACATCAACAAGAAATTTGTCGTAACAGCATCAACAGGGATAGCTGCGATAAATGCCGGAGGTGTTACCCTTCATAGCTTCATGGGAATACCCATGGGCATACAGAACCCTTCTGGAAAACTGGAAGGGCATTTCAGCGGCGCAAAGATAGCGTTGGTAAACACAATCGACGCTCTCATAATCGACGAGGTTTCCATGATACGCCCTGACATAATCGACTACATCGACAGAAAGCTGCGCCGCTACCGCAAGTCGGACAAGCCTTTCGGCGGAGTGCAGCTCATCATGTTCGGCGACTTGTTCCAGCTGCCTCCAGTCGTGCCTAAGGCGGAGCAGGAAGCGATAAGTTTCCTGTACCCCGGCGTGTATTTCTTCTACGCAAACGTATTCAAGAGATGCGGATTTGACGTGGTTGAACTAACGCACATCTTCAGGCAAGCAGACAGCAACTTCATCGGCATCTTGAACAACATCCGCGCCTACAACCTCACCAGCGAAAACATCGAAGACCTCGCGGAAGTGCGTGACCGTGCGTCGTCCGAGAACTTCTCCGGCAACTGTCTGCATATCTGTAGCCTGAAGCGTGACGTGACCAAAATCAACGAGGAGCTGCTCGGAGAATACACCCATTCATTCCAAGCGCAGATTGAGGGCGACTTCAACCCGAAGGCTGCACCATGCGACGACATTCTGAAGCTACGGGTCGGTGCGCGTGTGATGATGCTGGTGAACGACAAGAAGCAGGGCTTTTCAAACGGCTCGCTCGGCACAGTCTCGAACATCACTGACAGTTCTGTTGAGGTAGAACTTGACCATGGCGGCACGGCTACAGTCGAAAAGCACAAATGGCACAGCTACAAATACAGCGTTGTCAACAAACAAATCAAAAAGGACGAGACAGGCAGCTGCCTCCAGTTTCCTGTCACCTTGGCATGGGCGATAACCATCCACAAGAGCCAAGGGCTTACATTCGACAACATAGTCATACACGCCAAGTCAATCTTCAGCCCCGGACAGATATATGTGGCATTGAGCCGGTGCAAGACGCTGGAAGGAATATCGACTGACACGTTCATAACCAACCGGCATATCCTGCCTGATGCTGAAATACTGGCATTTGAGAAATCCTACAGGGATGCAGGATTCGTCTTCAATCCCGATAACCTGAAACAAGCAGAACGATGAAAGTCACAAACGTATCAATACACAAGACCAAAAATCCCGTAACAGCCGCCGACACGTTCATTGGCAAAGGCTACCTGCAAGGCCCGGGAGGAAGCCTTCCAGATGTGGACTGCGACTACCAGTCAGACCGGCGGCAGGAAGTCAAGGAATACATCGAGCAACGCTACAACCATAACGGCAAGCAGCGTGTGTTTTCGGCTGGCACATTTACCACGCTGAAGGCCAAGGCGGTGATCAAGGATGTCGCACGGACTATGAGAATCCCAGTATCGCTGGTCAACTACATGACGGCGATGATTGACAATGACAAGTACGACTATACCGGCATCTTCCGTATGGCTGCCGAGAACAAGCGGTTCGCCAAGTTCATAGAAGACTACCCGAGGCTGTTTGAGGACATACGCACACTGATGTTCCAGCCTCGCTCAAGTTCAGTCCACGCTTCGGCTCTGCTTGTTACGCCCGATACGCTGGACGATGAGGACGTTGAGTGCTATGACTATACCCCAATCAAAAAGGTTGACGGCATACTCGTATCTGAATTTGACGGCTACCAACTTGACGAGTGCGGCCTCCTGAAGAACGACTGCCTTGCGACGAAAGAACTCTCCAAGCTCCAGCAGACCATGGATATATGCAACAAGGTCTATGGGGCGAATCTCACGCTGGAATCCATAGCCACAGGGCCGCTGGACGACGACAAGGCGTATGAGATGCTGAGAAACGGCTACACGCAGAACGTCTTCCAGTTCTCCTCAAAGGGAATGACAAAGTTCCTCGTAAGCATGAAGCCGACCTGCATCAACGACCTCATCGCGGCAAACGCGCTTTTCCGTCCGGCGACACTGGAGAACGGCTCAACCGAGGCGTACATCGACCGCAAGGACGGTCTGGTTGCGCCTACCTACCTGTGGGGAACGTACAATGCACTGAAGGACACATTCGGTCTCATAACCTATCAGGAGCAGGTGGTATTCATCGCTCGCGAGGTAGGCGGCTTCAGTCTTGGAGACGGCGTTCATCTCGTGAAGTTCGTATCCAAGAAGAAGATTGACAAGATTCGGGCGATGAAAGAAAAGTTTATGGAGGGCGCAAAGAAAAACGGTTGCCCCAAAGAAGATGCAGAAGCAATTTGGCAGCAAATCGAGACTTGCGGCAGCTACATCTTTAACCGCAGCCACGCAGCGGCGTATGCTGTCACTTCATACGTCGGAGCATACCTGAAGGCAAACTATCCTACCGCCTTCTACACGGTCGCACTCGAGTGGGCAGACGACAAGGAGCTTGTTATGCTCATGAGCGAAATGGAATCTTGCAGCAACGCCAAGGTTGTAGCTCCAGACATCAACAAGAGCGAAGTCTCCTTCTTCACCGATTACAATACCGACTCGATATTTTGGTCGCTCACTAGAATAAAAATGGTCGGGGCAAAGGCTGTGGAATGGATAATCGAGGAACGCAAGAAAAACGGCTCATACACCAGCATCGACAACTTCATCGACCGCGTATTCCGATACAAGCTGAAGAAGTACGAATACTGGGACGACCCTGACGACGAAAACGAAGTAACGCGATGCCCTGTCAACGCACGCCATGTCCTCAACATGATTCTCGCAGGCTGCTTTGACAAGGTCGAGAACGCGCTGTCTGTAGTCGAAAGATATGCCATCGTAGCTAAGGCCGCTGAACGTCTTGGCTTCAAGGTGTCAGAAAAGGATTTCCCAGCAGACCTTATAGGCAAGCATTACTTCTGGAGCCAAAAGCAAATAGCAGTTTCAGGCATCGGAGCAATCGACTACAAGCGGATATACGACAACAGCGAAATCAAATCCTCAATAAAGGGACGTGCATCATACGCAACCCTGAAGACAATCCTCGACCCTGAGAAAGAGGACAGCCGAGTAGCTGTATGTGCTACGGTGGTTGACGTCGAGGAAAAGAAGATGACAAGCAAGAAGACCGGGAACAAGGAAACGTACTGCAAGCTCGTACTCCAGCAAAACAACGACACCTGCGAGTGCGTGGTATGGCCTGAGCAATGGGCAAACCTCCGAGGTGTGCTTCTAAACTCTAAGAACAAGCTGGTCGTATTCTCCGGCGTCGTCAAATACAGCGACTATGCCGGCGTAAACAACGTATGGTTCACCAAAAGCTCTAAATGCGCAGTGTTATGAAAAGACCAATCATCATCGCCCTCGTCGGTAATTCAGGAAGCGGAAAGACATCCCTCTCGCTCTACTTGCAAGAACGTTTCGGCATACCGGCACTCGTGTCATTCACAACACGGTCAATGAGAGATGGGGAGGTTGACGGCATCGACCACCATTTTGTGAAGGACGCATCCTCAATGCCTGAAAAACCGCTTGCCCATACCGTATTCGCAGGAAACCATTACTGGACTTCACACAGCCAAATCACAACACCGGTCGTCACATACGTCGTCGATGAGGCTGGGCTGTTGGAGCTGAAAGAAAAGTGGTCTGACAAATACTCCGTGCTGGCGTTCTACATATCTCGCCCTGACAACCCGACTTCAGCCGAAAGGAAGAATCGGGACAAAGACAGGCTGCAACTCCCAGCATCAGCATACGAGGAGGTTTTGAACAACACTTCCTCCCTGTCAGACTTTTACAGTCTGGCAACAACAAGCATCATTAAAGCAATACTCAAAAGCATAGAATGATATGGCGATACCCAAACAAGAAAGAAATCCCATGATAGCATTTACGCTTGACTTCGAGACTGGCGGACTCAAATGCCAGACAAATGCAGTGACACAGATAGCAGTACACGCAACAAGACTCGACACGTTTGAACACATCGCTTCATTCGTGCGCTACATCCAGCCGTACTTCCGCAAGGAAATCAAGGCTCTCGCTCAAAACAAGCGCAAGACTCTCAAGAGCAAGTACGACAATGACGAGCCGGAACTGATGATATACGAGGACGATGCGCTCAAATACACGGCAATCACTATGGATATGCTGCACCAGCAAGGAGAACCCATAGAGCAGGTAGCACAGGATGTCCTCAAGTTCATGCAAGACAACACGCCCAAATGCAGCAAGAACATGAAGCCGTTCATCATCGGGCAGAACATCGGCTTCGACGAGGGCTTCTTCTGCCAGATGATGGAATATGCAGGGCTGATGAAGGAAGCACAGAAACTTCTTAGAGGCCATGTGGACTTCTACGGCAACTGGCATCCCTTGACGCTCGATACAATTCTGTTGGGTCAGCTCGCATTGTGCCACAAGCCTGATGTCACTTCCTACAAGCTGGAACTGATGTGCGAGCGGCTTGGCATTGAACTTGACGACGCTCATGACGCAGATGCAGACGTGGCAGCTACCACCGGAGTTGTGGCAGTACTCACCCAGCGAATGAGAAACGTCGGTGGAACTGTCGAGGACGGCGGTATATCAATCGCAAAATCAGAAAAGACACGAAAACACTTCAAGATATAGGATATGGAGACAAACGACAACACCGCCAGCATCCCAGTGCAAGCCAACAGCAATGATGCTCCACCGGTAGAAGAGCCAACCATTGAGTTCAAGGTAATATCAGACCGAGACTCAATGACCATAGTGAATGAGGAACTCGGGCAAGTAATGGTGGAAATTTCTGGGTACGATCTGAAGATTGACCTCAACATGGCGTACATAAACACTATCGAGGAGGTCGAAGCGGCTTGTGAGGGTATCTCCCAGCTGTTCCGCGAGACAATCATGGAGATACTGCTGTCTGGCAAAAAACAAAGCGACTGATACATAGCTATTCATTATAAACTGGGCCGGCATACGCCCTGCTTGGAGCTGTGTGCCGGCCCGTAAAGCAAATGTAATGAATAGCGCAAAACAACAACTGTCAGAAAACGAAGCATTTTTCTGCGAGCTGTATGTAAACGGCTCCGCAAACTGCGTGGGCAATGCCGCGAGATGCTATTCCGAAGTCTTCAAGCCCAAAGACCCTCGCTTGGCCAAACAGCTGGGAAGGATGCTGCTTATGGACGAGCGTATCCAAGAGTACATCAAGGAACTCGGCAACATGGCTGCGGAGGACAACAAGAGCATGAAGCGCTTCATAACGGCAAACCTCATGAGCATAGTTGAGGAAACCTCCTCGGCGACATATTCTGACAGGAACGGCACACGCCTCTCCCCTGCCTCCTTGCGCAGCGTGGCTGTAAGCGCGATGAAGCTGCTGTCCGATATGTACCCGGTCAAGGAATCGCAGACCAACAGGTTGAGCATAGAAGGCGGTGACGGCTCGTCAATAACCTTCAACGTCATAGTACCCGAACCTAAGAAAGACGCTGACAAGGAAGAATGACAGAGATAATCATTTCAAGCCTCGTCAGCCTCATCACGGGCATCGGGGCTACAGTCCTTTTCTATCCCCAGACACGGAAGGCCAAGAACCTCGAGAATGAAGCCAAGCAGTCGGAGGAATGGAAGAAGCTCTATGACGAAGAGCGGAAGATGGGTGCAGAAGAACGCAAGGAATGGGAAGCAGACCGCGCCCGCATGGATGCCAAGATTGACGAGCTTTTTGCACAGATAACCAAACACCGCGACGAGAAAGCGGAAATAACCAAAATCAATACACAGCTGGAAGTAGAGGTCACGCGCCTTCGTATGCTCAAGTGCGAAGTCGTTAACTGCCCGAACCGCCAGCCCCCTACTGGATACTGACATGAAACTTGAACAGACAATTACAATTATCCCATCAGTCACACTGGAAGAGTGCAGACTCTCAGACCTCGCAGGTCGCCAAGGGAAAGTGTGCGAAATAAACTATGCGAAAGACGGCTCTGTCAAAGGATGCTGGGTCGAGCTGGAAGGCGAACCCTACCTTGACGAGCAAGAGTGGTACATACCGATGAACTCTATCGTTGAATAAGAACGTGTAAAAGAAACGCCGGAATCTTTACATGACATCATGGACGTGTAAAGGAAACGGCGATTTCTTTACATATAGACCAAGACCAAAGCAATGGCAGACGCAAACAAACTCAAACCGATTATCCTGCGCTGGGAAGGCG